TTGTTGGTCTTTCTGAAGTTTTTTATTCTTCTTGACCTTTAAAAGCTGATTAGCAATTTTAGTGCTTTTCACCTCTCTTATATCAATCGCATCGTCAAGTCCAATGTCACCCTTTTGAATAGCTATTTGAATGTTCTGTTCTAGCTTGGCCTTATCTTCTTCATCTGGAGCGACATCAACGAAAATGCCAAAGTCATACATATAATAGTCTTCTATATCTTTTATTATTTCAGACTTATGTCTTCCAATCTGCATGGCTAACTCTTCAGCATGCTCCATGTATTCCATTGCGTCAGATAGTCTAATAGATATTGCCTGAGCAAGTTCTTTTGTTACAAAATGAGATGCATCAAGAATGTGTCGTGTTGCAGTATTGGAATTTGCTGCGGCTAACTTCTGAACACCAACCAAAGCATTTGAATCAGGAGTAGATCCGTCCCTAGCCTCATTCAGCCCAGTCACATCTCTAATCATTCTTAAGTAATGATTGTAATTGTTTATTAGGGCAGACATTTTTTGACCTCCCGAATGACCATTGATTGGCTGAATAGGAACTCTAGCATTATTGAAGTCTCCATCTTGTGTAAATGAGCGACCAACAACAGAACCTGTTTGAAAGTAAAGTCTAAGTGCATCTTCAGGATTGTATGCCGCACCTGTGCCTAAGTCAACCTCGTTAAGGCCATCGGCGTCAATAAACACCCCATCTGGAGTCATACGGTTCATAACCTGCTGCAACTTGAGATGTGTAATCTGAATAAGGTCAGCAAAAGGAATCATTCTTCTTACTAAAGACTCTACATTCCCCTTATAAACTCTAGGTGCAACAGCCACATAGTTTGGCATTGCGTGTTGGGATGAAGATTTAGGCCTAACCATATTCTCCATAAGATTCCACTTAAGTATAATGTTTGTTCCCATCACCATAACGCCCTCGTACCAAACATCAATAGTTTTCTCTACAACCTCAAACTTGCCATCCTCAATCATATCCTTTGGAGGATTAAAATCAGATGGTTTTTCAATCATTCTGACAGAACCGTTCTCCCCTACTTTCTTTTTGTACTTAAACGTGTTTGTTGTTTTGTAGTTAAAGTAAAGAAGGGTTGCAGTGTCTTTTCTAAAAGTATCATCCCCATAGGTGCTAGGCTCATTGTTGTAATCATAAAAGCCATAACTATATTCTGATATCTCAGATAAGTCTTCATTAGTTAAGGATGGGTCTATTTTACGTAACTCATTTACTGGAACGGTTTTAACCTCTCCCCAATAGAAACAATCTTTAAAGTAAGGGTCTTCGGTATAACTGTGTATAACGTCGGCAGGGTCAACATACTTTACTTCGACACCAGATCCTTCATTAAACTCATGCTTCGCAACACCCATTCCCAAGACAGCAATGTCGTAGTTTATTCTTTTCTTTAAATCCTCGTAGAAATTATCTTCTAGTATAGTAGATATAGCAGTTTCGGCAGCAACCTCAATAGATGGCTTATACTTTAACTGCATAATTAAATCTAACTCCTCATCATTTTCTGGAAGTTCATCCTTGCTAAATGAATATGGATTAATGTTAAACTTTTCAGCCATATTGTCTAATATGGGTCTAGCTAACATCTCTGACTTCAGTCTGTCTTGATATGTGTTTCTTTTATATATAGATGTTGGATCCTGTGCCTTTACCTTTACATCAAAAATCCTATCTGTCATTCCATTGACAACAATGTCAACAAACTTAGGTATAATAGGAACAGGTGTCCAGTCTAGATTTAAATAGCTAAGGTCGCCATCAACGGCAATCTCTTTTTTGTACTTAGATATCGACTGCTCTCCACGAGCGTACAATCTCATTTTGTGAAACTTTCGATACCTATCATAGTATCTACCCCGATTGCCATCTTTTCTAAACCATTCATATTGGATTGATTGCCCAATCCTTAAACCGAACTCAGGAGTTGCTTTCTTTTCGTCTGAAACAAACTGGTCGGGGAAATAGGTCGATGGTATATCTACATTAACTTTCTGCATCTATCTTAATAATTGGCTATTACTACCCTTGTTATTATACCTTGCAAAGTTAATCTTTATTTTTGATTGTTTAACTTCAGGCTTATATAGGTGTTTTTGGTTGGCCATAATCGCTAGCCCCGAACTAATTGACGCATCATACTTTGTCCTGTTGTTTACATCAAACTTTGCCCAATCTTCTAGAGTTTTCACAAAAGGCATTGAACCTATGTCTCCCATCTCTCTAAACTCTCCTGTCATGTCAAGCCCAACATATTTTTCAATATACGACTCTATAGCGGATGCGTGAGCCTGTTTTACGTCCTCAGATGAGTTGGGTATGCCCCCTATCTCTCTTTCGGTCTTAGAGAGTTTGTTAGAGGCCTTGTCGGGCCTGTTCATGGAAAACGCCCTATACCCTCTATTCTTAAAATGATAAAGGAGCCTAGCCTTATTGTTCTCCGCAAGTATTGGCATACCATAAAACACACAGGCCATAAGCACATCTTCAAAGAACATCTCTGCTGTTTGTGGCCTAGCAATGTACTCTAAGAAAAACTCATTAGAAGGGCCCTCGTCCATGTGAAACTTGGTAAGCCCATGAAGCGCACCATTAGACGCTCCCCCTCCTACAGTTCCTGATATATCATAAGGGTCGCATCCGAAAGACCCCATGTGCTCGTTGCCAGGGTATCTTCTGCCTCCCCTCATAATTACATTATTCTGCAAATGAGCTGGAGGAATCCAAGACAGTAAGAACCTACCGTTATTATCAGGACTCCAAACCACTTTGCTATCAGGACCATCCTTCCAATAGAACTTACCCCTTGTGACAAAATGCTCCTTTATTACAGAATCATTGTAGTCTATTTGCTGATATATCTTTGTGAGATTAAATATAGATGACTTGCTCTCATCTCTGAAAGCATGCGACTCTGTTCTTGGGAACTGACGGTAAAACTCATTTAATGCATTCCCATCAGACTTCAGAGACTTCACTTCGTTATCCCAATATGTAATAGCACCCGTAGATATCATCTCGCCATCCACTCCCTCTAGTTCAACGATAGGATCATCAAACACGGGCCACCCAAACTTGTTTATATACCCCTCGAAGTTCCACTCCATTGGAATAAACAATGAATACAGCCCACTCTTTGTCTGCCCGTTCGGGTTTCTTGTGGAGGGGTCCGAGTCCATATATAGTTTCTTGAAGTTGTCACCACCCTTGTTCAGTGCGTTACACGTAGACCCCATCATACACTTGCCAACGACACGACTACCTAGCCTCAAGCAGGTCTTAGTTACACGCCAATTGTTTAGAATGTTCTCAGGCTTATCCCACTTACCACTCTCGTCGTGTATTAGTAGTTTTAGTTTCTCACCATCGTAACTATTGTCGGCTGTGTTCTTCCAGTCAATAGTAGTGTCAAGGCCATCCATATCATCGTCCATAACCTCGTGCATGTTCTTCTTTGTAATCTTAGAAGCCGGAACACGGAACGCCAACTCAGTCTTCGGCTTATCCATACCATCCTGAATAGGCTTAAAGAAAAATGGATAGTTGTTGGCTATCGGTACAATCTTGTCTACAAATAGCTTCTTAGCATCACCTCCTGTCTTTGACAACACGCCAAGCCTAGAGTCCTTAGCTAACGTTCCCACATTTACAGACTCTGAAGCACCCATAAACGAAAATCCTGAACGCCTAATCTTTAGGTAGCACATACCAAAGCACCTCTTATCCGCCTTGCAGGCCTCCCAGTATATGAAGAATATTCTATTGGCCTCTCTAAAGTCAGGATACCCAACGTCAATCTTAGTCCACTGCAAGTACATGTAATGAGACCCTGTAAGGTAGGTTGGCTCACCATGGTTCATATACCAAAAACCATTCTCTCGGTTATCAAATTCCTGCTCGATATAGTCAACCCACATTGACTTGAAGTCAGACAACATTTCGTTCCATTGAAAGATTGACTTTATCCTATTTAGTTGTCTAGGATATTCCTTGCGCTCCCAATACTGCTCGTCTTTCTTTTTACTCCTAGAGTAAACATTCTTGGGTTGTTCGGGTAGACCTATAATAAGTCCATTAATATTGTACACCTCCCCTAGCGTACCATCTTTTGAGATGATTATAATATCGTACTTTTCGTCGTAGCCATACTTCCAGCTCTTCCCCTTGTTCTTTTGTCTTATGACTTGCTTGGGGATGCCTGAGTCTACAACTCGATATAAACTATTTTGACCTTCGTTCAGCAAATCCTCTAGTTGAACTTTTAACTTCGTTAAGTGCCTCTTTCTCCGCCTCGATTCTTGATAGTATCTCAAACGCATCGAATATGGCTAGTTTCTTTGTTGCAGCAGCATTCTTAAGCCTATCAGCAGCAAGTTCATCATCAGGATCTGGCTTGATGATATTTTCCTCAGCCACCTTGATGAGTTGTTGCACGGCCTTATAACCTGCATCAATAATTTTTTTCTTTATCTCTGAAGTGTTCGCTGTACTTTTTGTCCCAGCTCCAGTCTCCTGTTTTTTTGAATTGCTCATAAATCCATATTGCATCAGGGCATCTCTGCCATCTGTACTTTCCTTTTATTCTTTTCAATTTGCATCCGCATTGAAGCCACCTTTCTACTTTTTCCACTGAATCGTAATGTTCTCGGTAAACATCCTGTACAGGTCCTCCCCATCTATCTTAAACTCATATTCGCTATCAGGCTCAAAAGATATCCTGTCCCCAACGCTAAGACCTAAATCTACAAGCTCCTTATTAATATACTTAATCTTACCAATAAGTGGCTGATGTGAGAGCGGATTAAATAGCCAAGATTGCTCAGGCCCTACCGGCTCTATGAAGCAGTATTTGCCTGGACACTTCCAATCAACGCCATCATTGTATAAGAAAAACTGATCGTGGTCAACCAAGAATAGGTCGTCCTTGAAGAAACTCTTACCACTCCTGTGGTTACCCTTCATGTCGTAGTATGTTCTGAAAACATTATGGTGCACCAAGATAGTATCACCGACCTTTACGTCGCCATCATAATTTATTGGAACGGAGAGAACCTCTGCCTCTCTATTTGTAACCGTATGGTCTTCAGGAGATATACTTAAAATAAAATCAACGTCACCTATCTTCTTTGTGTTGTTGTATCTCCGTCCGCCTTTAGGTTTAACTAAAAACGAATGAATTGATTGCATTTAAAAATTTATATTATATTCTACCGACACCGGCATTGTTGGCCCAAAAGACTTCCAAAGCAAAACCTCGTCACCCTTTTGAATCCATATCTTATACTCAGCACCCTCCAAGTCTATAAGATGTATTTTATATCCACCACCTAGCACATCCTGTCCAAGGATATAGTGCATCGCACTACTCTTGTAGTCCGCCCCTATTGAAATTTTTCTGATTTGCATTAGAAAGTGCTTATGGCTACTCTCTTCCAAGTGTCTGTAGCGACACAAACATAAAAGTGAGTAGAATCAAATGCTATTTGTCCAGCTGTTCCTGTGTCCGAAGCACTTGATGGTACGGAAGAGCTGATAATTAAATTGGATCCAACATTAGCGGCTACGTGACTAGTTATATTAGCCATCGTAAATGTTTTGGTAGCGTTTGAAGACCCTGCATCAGTTCCTATTACATAGTCAGCGGCAGCTGGCGTTACCGATGCGTACTTTGAAGTATCAGATATTTTCCCCATTTTTTACTTTTTCGTATGTTCTCATTCCGCTTAGACCAAGCATTGTTACAAGGACAGTTATTAAGTGATCCATCTGCACAGGCTCTCCCAAGCGTTCTGTGAAGATAACAATAATATCTCTAGCGATAAAGTTGTATAAAAGTGCCAACCCACACACCCAACCTATAGTCGGTCTCCAGCCAGCACGAAACATCTCCCAACCTTTACTCTCCAGAATTGAGCTCGTAAAGTCTTTCATCTAGTTTGTCGATTTTAGTATTCATTACGTCAAGCTGTCTTTGGATCCCGTCGAGAGAAACTTTAATCTCTTCAGCGGATATCTCCTGCGGAGGAAGCATCTTTGCCTCATCTATTTCAGCTTTTAATTCAAAGTATGCCACGAATACTGAGAATATAATTCCCATTATCCATACAAAGGTTGACATTGGCATGCCGACAACGGTATCTTTCGTTATCAGTTTCATGCCCTTAAAATTACTATTTTTTTACCATTGCAAAAACTTAGGCGAATAGTGGATACCCACACCTATGTAATGCCTTGTTTGGCCCGTTGTTGTGATGCCTATACCCGTCTGAAAACCAACGCCAAATGATTTTCGTACCTTAACGAGTTGCTTCGGGTCTACTAGTATAGCGTTGGCATTGTTGAACCTAACTCCTGGGTAGTCAGTTCTCATTCTAAAGAACACCTCACCCGTTTTATTGTTCCGTTCTATTGTGTTCTCAACCCATATGTCCTGCTCTAGGTTTATTATAGCATCCGCCACTACCACGCCATCGGTAGGTATGGTCACCTCGATGGATCTGTTGCTCTTGCCGAACGTGTCTGTTCGCTCCACGTATATCTGCTTGTAGAACGTGTCGGTGTTTACTATAGTAATCGTGTCGTATATGAACGCAGGCACTTCAATAGTCTCTCGTATCTCTGTTGTCTGATTGGTTATGGTTACAGGTGGCTGAGACCTATCAACTGCTATGCTGTCCGCTAGTTCGTCCAGCTTTAGGTTTAGTGCCCTGATGTCAGCAGCGTATAGCCCATCGCTATCCATGTAGTTTCGGATAGTGTCTAGTAATGCAACGTTATTATTATTGATTCGCTGTATCTCCTGCTGGTATTCCTTCTCCTGCTCACACTTGTTTAGTAGCATGAACGCAAGGAATATGCAGAACATATATGGTATGGCTTCGTTTAAATTAAATTTATGTCGCCTCATATACCGCTTGACAGATAACCTTGCTCTTCTGCTTCTGCTTGTGTTATCCATTCCACACCAATTAATACTGAACGCGTAGGAATAGATCCATCAACAGCTAACACCCAATCTGTGCCGTTGGTATACCACGGATAGCTGTAAGTCGTACCACGTTGGTCAGGTGGTTGCCACGCATAAAGGTCGTAAATGTCAGCCGATGCCATTCTTGCCTCGTCCTCTGTTATGTACTTGTAGTATTTCATCTTAGTATATTGTATAATGTCCGTTGATTGCTGTTTCTATATCTGACTGTATGCTTGACTTGTCTCCTTGATATACGATAAATTCTTGCATATCCCACATATCTGGACTGCTAAAACTATATCCAAGCCTAAAATCAAAAGCACCGCTTCCTATTGATAAGTTACCGTCAACCGTTATTAAAGTCTGCGAAGTATTATCATCGTGTAGCACGTTGCGGTTAGATGGAGAATACGATGCACCATTCCTACGATAAGTGTCAGACGAATAATTACTACTTTTTATTGCTGTTGAAGTACTCCCATCTTGTGCGCCAAGTTGCCATCTGTTAGGCTGATTTTCAGCGTATAAAACACAAAAATCATTAGTATTGCAAACAGAGAAAAAGAAGTATTGACCTGTTGCAGGTATATATGTTGACTTTGGATCAATCAAATCAAGGTGTGTCGCATAACTTGCATTGTTGCCTTCGATTACAGGCTTGCCGTTGCTTTTTAATACTGCACCACTTGATACGATTTTAGGTTGTTCTGCTGTTGTAGAGTTTTCTATGTTGCCTCCATTACCACTTTGGTCGTACCACTTAACAACAAATCCATCGCCACTTCCGCAATGCGTAAGCAATGCAGACTCGTCAAGGTTGCCACTACTATCGAACCCAATATCTAACTCAACACTTGAGCCATTGCGTACACGCATACAATTACCCGTGTAATCTGCTCTTAGTTTGCGTACCGAGTAGGCAAGTATATTATCCGTGCCATAATCATCTAGTAGAAACGAAGAAGATGCCACCCGAATAACATCCCTTCCTATTGATATGGCGTTAGATATAGATATCATAATTACACTTCTTCATCCACCCATCCTGAGTAAACTACAAATTGACCATCTACAGTGTAAGTGTATTTGCTGATAATAAACTCATCATCAGGTAGCTGAGTACCCTCAGGGACATCAACTATTTCTAACGTATCTGTGGAGTTGGCTCTCTGCACTTTATGCGGAGCAGCGTCGTTCCAAGCATAGTACACGCCATCGTCCTCAAGTATAATATTGTCTGCTATCAAGCAAATTTGTCTTTCTATTTCTGTTACTAAAAATTTCATTACGAATTTGTTATTTCAAAGTTATTCATTGCTACACCTCTAAATTGTGTACCTATACCTTGTGTTCTAAAAGCAGCTAAGGCTATGCCGTGGTCTGTGTCAGCTTGGCCTACAAATACTTGTCGCATTGAGTGACCACTTGTTGGATTGCTTGTGTCTTCTAATACAATATCTGAATCAGATGAGTCGAATTTTGATACATCCCAAGTATTTGCACTTGAGTCATAGTAAACAGGAAACACTTGAACATCGCCTGTGCTTGAACCACTGCTCCAAAAGGCTGTTTCAAGTATATATTCAGTTTTACTGTCTTCTTCGCCATTATAATATTTACGCAAAGTATGCTCAAGGCCTCGCTTGTTAGTGTCTCCAAAACTTGAGGGTGTGCCGACAGTTAAAGTAGTGCCATTCCAAGTACAAGTAGTTAATTCTACATCATAGTTAATCCTATCTAAATACATTAACGGAGCTTTGCCGTCCTCAATGCTCCAAGGAATGTCACCCATAAGGTGGTTAGAGCCACTTTTATAAAGAGTATCACCTACGGCTTCTACAAGTGTGTTTGTGCTTGCGTTGTACTCGTATACAGCGTAGTATAATACACCTGTCGCAGTTGCTGCCTTAGCATAAAATATCGCAAAGCAATGCTTGCCTCCTACCGTTCCTAAGTTGACAAGTTGATTCATACCATTACCAGACCCACTTACACCCATTGGGTAAAGTATTCCTCGACTTGTAATCGTCTCACCGTCTATGTCTAAATCCCATACCCTTGCATAAGGAAAAGCACCTGCCCTTGTTAGACCTGTAGATGCAATTGTATATACATTGTCACTTGGCTTATTTATAACTGCAAATTTAGGTAGCCTATCTATATAGTTGGTTGTGTCTCCATCATTGACTGTGAAGTCTATGGTTACGTTATTTGTCCCACCATTATATGTACACACCTTAAATACGTTCCCTGTTCCTACTTCGGGACACATCATAACACATTTAGAGTCTGTTAACCTAAGCACACTAAAAGCCTGACCTCTAGCATATGGGTCAAAGTCAGCAGTCCCATTAAAAACGGCTGTAGTAGATGAACTAGTGGTCAGAGTTGAACCACTTTGAGTTACACCGATCGCTGTTAAATCTTGATTGTCTGCATTACCCGCTTGTGCAAACGCATATACATATCGACCTAATTGAAGTTCAACGCCCCTGCCATTTATATTGGCATCGTTACCGCCAGTTATAATATTTGATTGCGTACCAGCGTTAGCGATTCCACTTATACTAGCCACTAATTCTGCAAGAACTCTCCTACCAACTGATATGGCGTTGGATATTGATATCATCGCAGGGCTAAAATAGTAGAGGCTGTTGTTCCTGTTGATTTAACTCTTGTAACCTGAACAGGTACAAATGTCCCTGCCGGCAATCCTGTAAACTTAACTTCGTCACCACCTGATGTAATAACCGTAGCGTCTCCTGCTGTTCCAACGTAGAGAACACACGCAGAGGCCTTGTCTGGAACTGAGAATATTGTGTAAGCCTCACTATTTGCCATAATGTTAGCGGATATACTTAAAACAGTATCGCTATCTATTGCTGTAACAGTTGCTATGGTATCGTCAGTAGTGTTATGAATAATATCACCAACCTTGACGTTTAGGTTGTTAAAGTTTTGACTTGTATCTGTTAGTTTAGACGATGTGCCAGCTGTATCTGTACTACTAGCTAATGCAAACCCTGGGTCTGGAATATCTATAGTATCACTAGGTACAACAAGGTTTGCTCTTTCTGTTTGTAATTTCTGGTATGCCATATCGCAAAGTTAACTATTTTCTATTATACGGAAACAGCCTGTTCAGCGTATCTCTACGCTCACCACATCCACAAGGTTTACCTGTTACCTCAGATGCCTTTTCGACAACCTTCTTGATCCCCGTGGCCTTAGTGAACTTCTCTATGCTATCTCCTAATCCTTTTGACTTCATCAGTACTTTCCTTTTCTACTCTTTGGTGAAGACTTCGTTGATCCGCCTTTACCGGCCCAAAGAGTTTTACATGCCCAATATCGAGCAGTCAATTTGTCTTTTGCTGTAGAGCATTTATGTCTTGCTCTAAACGACTTCCTTGCCGCAGCAGAATAGTTGTGCCCATATCCCTTAGCACCAAAATGTATTAGCTTCTCCTTGCCACCTGAGCAAGCCTTAACCATTTTCTTCTTCCCAGCCCTGTCTGAGGGTCTAGGTTTATTACATGCCATTTTGGATTTGTCCGCCATCTACTCTATAAGTGACTTTACAGCTGACCAAAGTTTAACGCAAGCAATGCCTAATCCAGCACCACCAATAACTGTTACGCCTTTAGCCAATAAAACTCCTGCAATAATTGCAGCATACAATGCTACCGCTAAGTCGCTAGTAGCCCATTTTAATATTTCGTTTAATTTTCTCATACCCTAAAGATAGTGATTATGTTTTTTTATGTTTCCGCCTTATGGCTTCTTTACCTCTCTTAAATATTCTGACGACCTCAGACTTACCCATAACCTTAGCCCTCTGCTCCCCTACGGTTAGTATTTGAATTTTTCTTGCGAACGGCTTCTTAATTTTTTTAACCTTAGCAACAGTAGCACGAGCATCACTAGGAGTCGCAAATTTAATTCTGACAGTATCTTTCGGATTTTCATCTGTATATAGTCTTCTACCTGAACCCTTAGGCTTTTTGCCTGTCCCCACTCTAGGGTCTTTCTTTTTTCTAGGCATACTTATCTAGTATACTTTTTAGTCACTCTTCCTGCACGAGTATTTGCAACCACAGTCTTCCCTTTTGCGCCCGCACGTTTCTTTTTCCTTGCAGTGGCAGCACGTTCCGCCTTGCTCATGCTTCGAGCTTTCTTTAGAGGAAGACAACGATCTGGGTTCTTCTTGTCCTTGCTCGTTCCGCAAGCTCCCAATATCGACCCGTCCGTTCCTATCCTTACCCATTTCTGTTCCCTCCATTTTTTAAGCTCTCCCATTTTTCTTTTTCTTCTTTCTGTTGCTCTTGCGTAGAGCCTTGAAATCTTCAGATGTAATCTTGTCGTATGGCTTTGCCATCTTAGCAATCTTTTGCTGTGCTGGTGTTAACTTTTTCATTGCTTCTTTCTTTTTGCACCCTTAGCATAGTTAGGGTCTTTACAATACTTAGAAGCCGCCATGTTCGCATACGCTGATGGATATGTGTCAAACGTTCTCTTAGCCCAGGCTATGCCTTCTGGACAAATTTTGTTTCCTTTCTTTTTTGTTCTTCCTTTTGCCATTATGCTCTTCCTCTGTTTCTTGCTCTGTTTTTACTTTGGCATTCCAAGAACGTAGATCCGTCTTTTCTGTGAGACACATCCTTCTTGTCGCCATTGCCATAAGTACCTCTCTTCCTATTCTCCTTATTAAGTAAACTCCTTTTCCTAATCTGCTTCTTCTGCTTGTTATACTTCTTTTGATACTCAAGCCTTTTCTTGCGAGCCTTAGGATTTTTCTTATAATATTCTGAGGTTCTACTCATATCTTAGCAAAGATATGGAAAATACACTTAAGTACTGGAAGCCCGTCCGAGAATGGATGAAAGCCAAGCATGGCTTACTACAAGCCGATTTAGATATGCTTCTATTCCTTTATGACGAGGGAACATTCAAGCAGTCAGATATAAAGAACTTCAGCAAACTATTATCGTGGGATAAGTCAAGACAAACCCGGCTAATGGATAGCGGTTGGATCAAGATGGTTATGAAGGGTAAGAAGATTAAAGACACTACCTACCGAATGACAGTAAAAGGCAAGTTGGCTATAAATGAAATGTACAAACGCCTTAACGGAGAGGTGTTCGACGAGTCGAACGCCCTCTACCGTAATGACGCTGGTTACCAAGCCAAAAGATATCGCAGGTTTATTGAGAAGCTGAATCAGGAGCGCATACAATTACAGCGTCACGGTCACGTATAACGGTGATAACCATACCGTCAAACATGGCATCATGGCCTGCGCTCTTGTCGTAGTAAATAACATCACCCTCCTTTACGCAGGTGACTTTATCTCCAGCTCCTAGCACAACCCCTTTGTTGTATCTGAAGTGCAGTGCATCGTCCTCAGACAATAATAAACCGCTCTCGTTCTTGAGCTCTTCCTGAATCTTCTCGATTATTACGTAGTTATTCACCGCTTTCATATGTTCTTGCTAAAGTTACTATTGCATTTGTACTAAGTATTGTCGTGGCAACCGACACTGCGTTGCGCAATGCGTTCTTCGTCACCTTTGCCGGATCAACAATCCCCATATCAATCATGTTCCCATACTGATTGTTCTTTACGTCGTACCCCTGCACACCTCCAAAGACCCCGCCATCAATAATGTCGTCTAGATCGTGCCCTGCATTATCTAGTATCTGAGTGATAGGAGCCGTAAGCGAGTTGCACATAATCTTACATGCTACACTAGTCTCATCATCTCCATCAACTTCGCACACGTTATTGTACAGTGCAATCCCTCCACCAGGCAATATTCCCTCTTCTAGGGCTGATTTTACCGCACATACAGCGTCATCTACCCTGTCATAGAGCTCTTTTTGCTCCAAATCTGAGTTACCACCCACATAAATCACCCCAATGGCTCCCTGGAGCCCCGCAATGCGCTTAGAAATGAAGTCCTTGTCCTGTTTTTTATGTGCTTCCTCTCTTTGAACCTCTAATTCTTCTACTCTCTGCTTGATTTCGTCGTTATACTCTTCGCTTCTTATGATAATTGTCTTATCACGACCCACAATAACCTTTTCTGCGTGCCCTAAGTCGCCATAATTCGCAAATTGTATGTTATCACCCGTCTGTTCAGACAAATATGTAGCCCCAAGAGCCAATGCAATGTCTCCCATGAGCTCATGCTTACGATATCCGAAGTCAGGTGGTATGATATTACAGAATTTTAGTCCATTCCTGACCACATTGGCTGCTAAGGTGTTAATAACGTTCTGTGAGCACGTACCGATAATCAAAAGTTTCTTCTGTTCATTGATAACTTGCTTCAAAACACCTTCTATACTGATAAGATTCGATATCTCTTGGTCTGTTACAAGAACATGCACGTCTTCTAGTATGCACTCGTCCCTTCTTTGGTCGTTCACAAACAACGGAGAGGTGTATCCTCTATCAAGCTGGATTCCGTGGGTGACCTCTGAGGTAGTATCTGATGTCTGACTCTTCTCTACGGTAACAACTCCGTTCTTCAACCCTACCTTCTTGTAGGTGTCGGCAATAACCTTACCTATTTCCTCATCATTGTTAGCAGATATAGTAGCTACATCTTGCAACTTCTTTTGGTTTACCCTGATTGACTGATGATCTAGATACTTTATTATCTCCTCAGCCTTCTTGTTAAGGGCTCTTAGAACTTCCGTCACATTATGGTGGGGCTCAATCAGCCTTAGTCCCTCTTTCACTATGGCTTCCGTAAGGACGATGGCTGTTGTAGTTCCATCACCAGACGATAGGGCCGTCCTATCGGCTGCTTCCCTTACCATGCGAACAGCGAGATTCTCGACAGGGTCGAGGAGGTCGATGGAGCGAGCCACGGTGACTCCGTCCTTCGTGACTGTAATGCCATGCGTATGCTCGTTAGATTCTATCAGTACTGTGTTACCTCTCGGACCGAGAGTTGACTTGACCGCTTTAGCGATCTGTTCTATGCCACTAACTAGACGTTCACGTCCTTCCTGGTCAAAGCACAGGTTCTTTGGTTGGTAATTCATATTAGATTTAATTTATGCCACTAATATAGAAATAAAACATGACGACCTGACAACTTTTTTCCACGATACACTCTCTTATATATTTATTCTTCAAATATTTTTTTAATACTAATTTTTTGACTACTAAAGTCGTCATCTTGTCATAAATGTTGATATATAAGGATTCTATCATCATAAAGTCGTCATAAAATATGATAACTTTCGTCATAATACTGCTCCTATAGCTCAACTGGATAGAGCAACTGCCTTCTAAGCAGTAGGTTTCAGGTTCGAGTCCTGATGGGAGTACAGAGAAAAAACTATGGAAGATCAAGTATCAATTGTAATCGAAGGTGAGCCCGGAGGACTGATGTCTTTCCAGTTTACCGGAACTAGGAAGCAACTTATTGATATATTGTATTCCGCAATGAGGGAGGATCAGGATATATATTTCTTACTTACTGAAGCATGTCATCACTATGAAACGCATCTTTCAGGTAATTAATATTTTTCTACTTACGTCTTGTTGTTACGGGCAACATTCGTATTTTGGATTGACGCAAGAGCAACTTATGAGGGAATCTAAGCGTGACGGATATAGGGTTATGACTCAGCTGATAGACAGCACGATAGTCTATACGCTTACAAATGATTGGGGCACGATAAGGGTAGCCTATGATCCAAGCTCCAAGTTGCCATCATACATAATATATAGAGAAGATGAATAACATACTAACCATAGCTGTGGGAATATTGTTGATTGATATTGCCATACTATTTCATAATAGAGATAAGTTTACAACGGATTCTTTTTTATGTGTAGGAGAGGAGGTTACAGATACCGTTCAGGTTGAAGAGCCTCCTCTTTTTTTGGACACTATGTACAATGACTATTGTCCGTATATACACTACAGACACGACAGTACGGTTGACTCTATAACACTACACTTAGATTCGTTTGAGTTCCACTCAACGGGCCATGTGTCTAGTGGCTATGGATGGAGATGGGGTAGGATGCACTACGGGATAGACTATGCAGGATGTAACCGGGACACCTCCAGATCCGTATGGGATGGAGTAGTGCGTTATGCTGAGACGGGGTACAATGGTGGGTACGGGAACTTAGTTGTGGTGAGACACTTCAATGGCTTGGAGACTTACTACGCTCATCACTGGTCGCTGCTAGTAGAAGAGGGTGACACCCTGAGCGCAGGCGAGGGGATAGGTATAATTGGTTCGACGGGTAGGTCTACGGGGCCGCACCTTCACTTTGAGGTTCGGTTCCTAGGCGTGCCTGTGAATCCTGATGTTGTACAGACTGACACCTTAACATTAATAAAAAACAGATACGACTATGGGGTATAAGATATTAAAGGAAGTATACGTAGGGCCAAAGTCCATAAACGTGTACATGCTAAATGGAATGAGTGAGGTGCTTCAGATTGAGAGAGCTAGCGAAGCGATGGAACTTCTTAATATTCTTAATCGAAACTCTGATAATAATACAACCTATAAACTAGTGCCATGCAAAATCCAAGATGGGACGAAAGTATAACTCCGTTTATACAGTCGGCCAAAAACAGGGCTGCATCGTCTGAAAGATATTATATTGCAGCAAAAATCAATGATATCATAAGCAAGTCTAAAGATGATAGGCAGGCAATTAACTTAATAATAAACTATATAAATGGCTTACATAGAATCTAGCTTCCCACCTGTAGATGTGTGGGTACGTGCTGAATACTTATACGATATGAAATCTCACCACGGTGAGTTCTTCCTAGGGCGAATTGTATCCGTTAGATGCTTGCCGGGTCAAGTGCCCCTGTTCCAGGTTCTTCTTGAGAATGGCGTAATGAGAGATAAACTTCCGTGCTCTGCACTGATAGATAAGGATGCTAATCCCCATGATGTGCCACATATGCCGTTTCACCAACTTTGTCTATGGAATAGTTTCAGTAAGACATTCTCCGTTGTGGAGTTGGCATATATAGCAGATGCGACAGCATCGGTGTTTATGAAGGACCGTAAATGGTATGATGGCGAATACCTATGTACAATACAATGGGCATGTGAGACAAATGAGAATGCTGACCTCACGCTAAGTGAAACTCCTCACGAACATAAGTCGCATCACATAATAATACTAGACAACGGGTGTTTTGCTCTGCAACCTAACAATAGGGTGCGGTGGATCGAACCATCATTCACCACGAAAGATTTTCCAAAGAAGCCTGACTACAAGGTATGCACCCAGACATACAATGCTGAGGGGCACGAGAAGTGGATAACCGAAGACAGTGATAACTACTTCTATACTACTTGCTCAGTGATTTAATATCGTCCAGCATGTCTTTGCGACGCATTGCATCTACCATCATAGAGATCTTCTCTTGTCTCTTAATAGCTTTCTTCATGAGGGCCATTCTCTGCAACCCTGTAATTGAATCAGGCCTGTCATTGATTAACCTGCCGTTCTGAATTCGCAATCCTTCCATTGTCTTTGTTTTTGTAAAGGTATAAAATTCACGAGACACCCGTAGTTTTCGGGTTATATATAGATTTTTTATTTTTTTTTATTTTTTAGAACTGACCCCCCTATTGCGATTTTTTTTACCAAACAAACGTTTGTTTTGTAATTTTTGTCGTTTTTATTGGACACCTTGTTATCGTGTTGATAACTTTATTTTTTTATGTCCTAGATTTTTTGTATTCGTGACGTTCGAAGTTTTACGTTCACAATCATCAAAGTTTTGCGCCAAAGTTTTACGTAAATCATGACCGAAAAGTTCAGCACAAATTCTATTCAATTTTACTTCGACGTTTTACGTTTTTTTCGTCGCACATTTCGATACATAGTATAGCCACATTCCACACGTATACACGTACATTTTCGGTCTCCCCAGAAAACATATGTGCATTTTTTTGAAATTTTTTTTACCACTTAATTAATTGAATATCAAAGATTTACATCGATTCACTCAATACCTTTTGAAATTTTTTTTTGCAAAAAGGTTGCATAAGTGAAAAGTATTCGTATATCTTTGTATTGCATTGCGGAGGTGGGATTGGCAAGGTGCTCTAATAATCTTGATATTATTTCTTTTGGTATCTCTAAGGGTTATTAATCACCACTCAGTCACGGAGAAAGCAATATAGTTTTTTAACATCTTGAATAGTACACGTTAGGAGAACGAGACCTAGACCAATATGTCACGCAAGGGCATTTAGGCGATAGGGAATATGAAGTACTTTATCGATATCATTCTTGCCTATGGTCACGCAAGGGCCATGTCAAAAGGTTTGAATGATTGCGTTTGTTGGAGGATAATCCAACAGATAAAAAGGAAAAGATTTAGGAAAAGTATTCCGCTATCTAGGTAGGAGTAAATTATCAATGGGAAAGTGTACAACGCTTGTGACGAATGAAGGCGGCGTTAATAGTCATTCACTAGATAGCCAATGGGAGGCAACATCCGAAAAGGAACACTCAACACGAAAGTTCGAGGTTAAGTTTATCTGTTACTTAGAATATCCCATCACAAGAAAATTATTTCTTAGGTCTTACAACCACGCTATGGTTAGTTAATAGAGGTTCGATTCCTCTACGTGGTTCTACATGCAAGACGCATGTTAGCCGCGCGATTCTGCGCAATTTATTTTAATCATTTTATCATGTCAAAAATTAAGACAAACACAAAGAAAGCCGTTTCATTAACCTCTGTTCTCACAAAAGAGCATAGAGATTTCATTAACAAGACCTACCTTTCACCTAGTGGTCATATGAAGTATTTCATTCATGACGAACTTGGTAAGAAAGCCATTCGTGCTATTGTAAAAGATAGAAACGAAAAATTTGGTACATCAGTTACGGTTGAGCAAGTACTTGGTAAAGGTAATCCTAGACATATAATGGAATTCATGTCCGACTACCGTAAGAATTCAAAAGATGGAAAACGCAAAGATGCAATTTCCATGTACTTCTTTATTCAAGCAATTGGTAAGTTTATCGAAAGCAAAAAAGCTGCTAAGAAAAAGTAAGACTACCAGACTTCAGACGATTTTTTGATAGGGACATTTATGTCCCTTTTTTTATGCCCTATAGTTAGGGGATTTTTTAACGTGGAATCATTTTCACACTCACTATTTATTACTATGACAAATTTTATTTTCTCAAGTTCTGTTCAGTTGAACAGACATTTAGACATCCTTGAAGAAGCAAGGGAGACTCGCCTGGCGGAAATCCGTGAAGAAGCAGACCGCCAGATCACCATGCTTATGGCACAAATAGGCGAAGTAGACTTAGGTGAATTAGGTCTAGTCGAATGGGACGTTTAGGCGTACCAAAACCACGTTTGGAATAAATAGAGGTTCGATTCCTCTGCGTGGTTCAACGTACAATGGTGTGCGTTATAAATCAGAATCTATGTATAAAATAGCACGTTTTTTTAATTCGCTAAACTACGTCTGCATACTTGGTGTGTGCTATATGGTGTTAAGCGAAATCGATTATTGTAAGAATGCAGGAGAACAATTTGATTTGCTCTTCAATGCACTCTTAATCTTGATGGCAGGGCAGTACTTCCGTATTGTCAGTTTATTAATCTTAAAAGGAGAGCAATGAAAATATTTCACTTTCAATTAGAAGACTCATTGGGTAACAAGAAAACCCTCATATGTAATCTAAGATTTGGTAGCATACGATACAGATTGTATGGAGGATGGTCAGACAGCGGTATGATATTCAGCGTACAGGACATTCACTTTAAGAACGGAGGAGACCTACCCGTAAAGCTCTTGTCAGAAAAAGAAAAAACCCACGAATTCTCTCAAAGAGTTTGGAATCTGCTTAAAGATAGTAGTGACAAACCAAAATGGAGTATACCAGTTAACATAAAATTCGCAGACTTATGAAAAATACATACAAGTACGAAATTATCGAACAAGCCGTATCACACGGCAAATTTTTCACACGCCGAGACTTCTATGGGTTCGTGTGGTGGGCTAGGGAAAAGATATACAAAAGTGAACCTTTCTATGACCAACAGCTTTCCAAGTGGATTAGCGAGGGGTTGATAGAAAAGGTAGCGAAGAACAAGTATGCGGCTGGGGACTTAGCGGAGACATACCTCGAAGACCCGAAGGTTCATAGGGCAATCATAAAGGAGCGTAGGGAGAAAAATCAAGTAGACAGCCTCGCCAGATCTTTAGTGGGCACTATGATTCAGAGGGTAATTTGGCTCAACCCAAATGACATGCCTCGTGATTGGAGTGGTTCGCCAGTCGTGCTCGTATTGAGTAATGGAATGTGTATCATGCCGCAGCGAGATGACGAAGGAAATGACGCAGGGGCACTGAGAGTGTGCGATTGGAATACGATTGATGAAATCGGAATTATTGGTAAGAACTAGAAGTTCAATTTGTTAATGTTAAATAGTAAAGTATGAGTTATATACTAGAGTGGAGAGAAGTTTTTAATTCACTGAGACGTGAGCTCGGGCAAGACCTTGCAATAAATGATGCAAGCCCAAGTAAAATTGAATGTTCAATCAGACATTGGGGTAATTGGGATTACGATTGGGAAGAAGGTGGTGATGGTGATATGGTTCTATGTGATAGTTCTAGGTCTGCAATGATAGACATAGTAAAGCACATTCACAACAAGTACCCAGCCTTCAACGTCCATTGGTACATGAGTGAAAAGAATTGGATTGATTTTATAATTATAAAAACGATATGATGAGACAAGTTTTTTATTCGATTAGGCGTAGACTACATCCTGTCTACCAACGTGACCTTGAGTTATATTCTCAAGATGACAATGAGTTAGTATGCTGTATCAGAGGGTGGGGTAAGTGGTATGGAGATTCTGAATTAGAAGATGAATCAGTTTCCGAACTGCTTAAATTGTGGAACGACATCAAGCAAGACAATCCAGAGTTTGATATTGACTTCGACATTTCAGAGAAGGAGCGAATTTATTTTATCGTCCAAAAAAGAGAGCAATGAAAGAGATATCAATTCAAGAATATCAAGCCATGCGTAATGAAGCATGGGATATGATGGTGGCTACCAATATGGTGGAAAAAAATGATGATTGGCAGTGGCAAGTGTTTGACATGTACTACCACCAATATCTTATTGATGAAAAAAAATTCAAAATAATATCATGAATTACGTAGAATACTACAAGCGGAATCGCTTACTCAAACCAGGCAGTACGAATGCGAAGACCTCCAAGAGTGAAACGCCTACTGCCATTATGTATATGTCCCCGTACAAGGACAATGACTTCGGACGTAACGTCTGTTCACACGCAAAGACCTGTATGAAGCCTTGCCTATCTGAGGCGGGGCGTGGTAAGTTCAGCAGTGTACGTGTGGCTCGGAGGAACAAGACAAACTTCTTCTTCAGTGACAAACGTGCGTTCCTTGCTCAGCTTAACAATGATCTGGAGCGACTAGCCAAACGAAAACACACGACTGCTGTACGTATGAATGGCACGAGTGACTTGGACTTCGTGTCTATGCTGCGAGCCATGCTCAAGGTCAACGTGTTCAGTTATGAGAACTTGCAGTTCTATGACTACACCAAGAATCCCAATCGCGTCAAGCGATACGCTGGCACTAACTATTTACTGACGTTCAGTTACGACGGACAGAATTGGGATGATGCAGTTACATCAATGACAGAATACAATACGCCTGTATCTGTGGTGTTCAACCTCAAGAAAGGTGAAGCACTGCCGAAGACCTGGCGAGGGTTTGATGTCGTGGATGGTGACGTGGCGGATGACATCATGATTGGTAAGAGAGGTAAGTACATACTCGGACTTCGGTTCAAAGGAACTAAGGCTAAGTTGGAGGAGGGCATCCAGCTTGGCTTTGTAGTAGATAGCCCAAATATTTTCAACTCTTAAATATAGTTATGGGATACAGAACAATATTTTATTACGAGACCTACGATGGGATAAGACATCATTTTCTCACACGATTTTGCTACCGTCCAGCGTCCACAAAGGCATGGAAACAATTAAAGAAAATGCTCAGTGATAAGAAGGATAATATCCGTTGTATAGGTTATGATATAGGCGATGAGCCAATTGTTAAACAATTAAATAAGGAAACGTGAAAGAAAAAGTATTTGACCAAAAGATTTATAACATCATTCTAATACATACTGCGAGAACGTGGGAACGCATTAGAGTTAAGCAACCACATCAAGAGATGCCTATTGATAATATAGAGTCAACGGAATGTATTGAAGAAGTAGCGATTGAAATCATTTATGACGATGTTGTCCAAGAGTTCTTAGAAACAAGAGATTGGTTGGTGTGGGTAAAAGTAAGTGGTGCTATGAGTGATGCCTACATTGAATCATTGGCAGAACAAATAATAAGAAAAAATTTTATTGACTAATTAAATAAGGAAGTATGAGTAATACAACGTTTGAACAAGCCAAGAAAGTGCTTGAGGATTTAGGGTATGTGGTAGATGTTGCTCACATATCTACAGTGACTGACCATTACGAGTGTACAGATGAGGACGCTAGGGAAGTATTAAAGGATGTGTATGAGGTGATCTGGCATACAATCAAAGAACGTGTGCATGACAGATGTGAGGATTTACAATTTAAAAATAAGGACGAATGAGTGAGGAAACATTATACGACATTTTTATGACAGCCATATGCTTCGCAATCGTAGCACTTGGGATTTTATCATTTATCATTTTATAATCATGGAAGACAATAAACTAATAGCAGAATTTATGGGGTATTCACCTGTAAGCGGTGTATATGTAAGCCGTAAAGATGAATTTCATATTGATGAAATGCAATACGACATATCTTGGGATTGGTTGATGCCAGTAGTGGAGAAGTGTTATGAAAGTGGTGCTGAAGAAAACGAAGTGGGAGATATAACACACGCTCTGTTGGATTGCGACAGAAAAGAAACGCACAAAGCAGTAGTAGAATTTATTAAACAATTAAATAAGAAATCGTGAAGTACAAAAGACACTTAGTAGAACTGAAATCAGTTGGGAGTTTTGTAGACGTTATAAACTCTATAATCTACCCGGCAAACAAGGATGGTACGCCAGACTTTAACTGTCCAACGGCATTGTCGTTTGACTTTGACGAGTTTCTCGATGACAACTCAGAGTGGTGGGATGCCATGAGTAAAGAGGACAACACTCTGTTGTGGAGTACAATGTTAAAAATAGCAAAGGAATTAAATTAGAAATTATGGGAAGATATTATACAGGAGATATAGAAGGTAAGTTCATGTTCGCTGTTCAAGGCAGCGACGCTGGAGAGCGATTCGGTGCAGTTGAAAGCAATGTGATAAGTTATTCAGTATCTAGGGGATGTTACGATGACATCGTAAAGGAGCTCAAGTCCATTGAGGATAGCGGATGCTTAGAGAGAGCGGAGGCAAGAATGAGAGAAGGCTACGACATGAAATCGCCTTTCGTTCAGACTCCAGAGAGGAAAGACCTAGAAGAATACGCCGACTACCGAATGGGTAAGAAAATCAAGCAGTGGTTTGATGACAATCCAGATGATGATTACCTATACTTTGACGCAGAATGTTAATGGGTGTTAAAAATTTGTTATTGCAAATTATTATTTGTAAAATTGTTAAAATTACTTTCAAAAAGAGTGCATTCACACTCACTAAAACTAAATTATGAATAAACTACACTTAAAAGATTTTTGGATTGAAGAAATCAAAGAGATTGCTAGGGGTAACCTGGTGGACTTGGACGTTGTGTTCACGCTCGATGATACCGCAGTGCCTATCAAATGGCAAAAGAAGTTAATACCAATGGAAAATATAGAGCAGTTCTACTACGACGAGGGGTTAGACCAGCGTGAGTTGAAAGGGCCGCCCCACCTTGACGCTTCGTATGACAGGGTTTGGAGGGTTGATTTTTGGGATGAGGTAAAAGACGGATACCTAGAAAAGTTCGTCAAGGGTTATTTAATTGAAAACTTAAAATAGAATTTATGGGAATGTTTAGTTGGATTACAATGGATACGGGAAGAAGTATCCGAAATAGACACGCTGAGGACTACAAGCCACGGACAGTGTATATGCGAGACCAGAAGGGAAACGTGTGGACAGAGCATGATTACGATGGGTATGGTGTCTTCGGTGGCAAGGACTTCTATCAGTTGCTTGCAGAGATGAATGAGGTCGAGGGGTTGACTGGTGACGTGAACAATGACCGGCAGATTGGTATAGACTTGGCGTTCAGTAATGAGGCGCACATATCACCGACACTCAATGCGCATTATCATTCGGATTGGGTTAATGAGCACAATCAAACGTGCCCTGACCAAGGTTATTTCTGTCAAGATGAAAATGAGGATGATGATGAGACATGGTAGTTTATTTTCAGGTATAGGTGGTTTTGATCTGGCAGCTCAATGGATGGGTTGGCAGAACGTATTCCACTGCGAATGGGAAGAGTTCCCACGCAAAATATTAAAACATCATTTTCCTAAATCAGTATCATATGGAGACATTAAAAAAACAGACTTTACTATTCACAGAGGACAAATCGATATCCTCTCAGGCGGGTTCCCCTGCCAACCTTACTCCGTCGCAGGAAAGAGAGAAGGTAAAAACGACGATAGACACCTCTGGCCGGAAATGCTTAGAGCAATACGAGAAATTAAACCAAGGTACGTCGTGGGCGAAAACGTTCGTGGACTGCTTAGTTGGAATGGAGGATTGGTTTTCGATGAGGTGCAAACTGACTTGGAAAATGAAGGCTTCGAAGTCATCTCGTTTATACTTCCAGCTGCAAGCGTCAACGCCCCGCACAAAAGAGACAGGGTATGGTTTGTTGCTCACGCCAACGACCAGGGAGGACGTGGTAAACTTGGAGACATTTCAAAAGCGAATGGAGAAGTATCCCAACGGAACGACTATGCCGAATTTAGCTACCCAAGTAAGCAGCATGATGCTACCAACGCCCAAGGTTCAGGACGAACGCCATGCACTGAGGGACAGGGGCAAGAGCAATCTAGGCGAGGAGATGGCAGAGGTCGGATATCAACGCACTGGGACTCCTTCCCATCTCAACCCCCTGTTCTGTGCGGAGATGATGGGATTCCCCGTGAATTGGACGGTATCACCTTTCCTAAGTGGAGAAAAGAATCAATCAAAGGATACGGCAACGCAATAGTTCCCCAGGTAGTGTATCCCATATTCAAAGCAATCGAAAGATTGGATTAGTTAACCCTCAATAAATTAAATGGAATTAAGTAAACATCAGAAGAAAGAAAGGCTGACCAGCATAAAGCAACACGTCAGCATAATGAAGGACCATCTTGTAGATATGTACAAGTTAATGGATGATATGGATAGTCGCACAAGGATAGAGGTGCGAGATAATATTAGTAATGTCAAGGATGAATTGAATGCAATTCTCTTGGCGAGTAAATGGCACTTTGAAACTAAGTAAATGAATAAGCATAAAATGGAACAGACCGTAGAATTTTTTACAAGGTATTTAGAATTCGTAAAGACGATTGATAAAAACCTACACCACTCAGCTGTTATGTACGCAGTTGTTAACTCTGATCGCATCGAGACTGACGAGTCTGATGACGTTAATGTAAACGCTCAAGACGTTGAGCTCAAATCAAATTAAATGAATCATAAAGAGAAGTTTGATCGGTGCGTTGGAGTTGTGTCCAGGCGTACAGGAGTTCCTGAGAAGAAGATTCTCTCAGGGGCTAGGGCAAAGCCCGTGGTTGATGCAAGGCATCTATTGTATTACAGTTGTCATCGTATGGGGATGGGCATAAGCTACATCATACCATATATAACTATGGCTACTGACGGCAAGATGTCTCCAGTGTACAACTCTATCGGGTACGCCATTGAGAAGGTTCATGTCTTGGCTAAGAATAGCGACGACCTGAATGATATGATAAACGAAATAGTTAACGAATGCAGTTAGACGATATATATGTAAACATAGTTTGCGTTTTAGTCTTTCTAACATATTTTTCTATACTAATTAGATATATCATATGGGGAGAGTAATTAATGATTTGTACCTAGAAGCAATGGATGCCTCTGAAGGTATTCATTTTGACAACGCCTGCATTTTTGCAGGATACAAAATCAGTAAAAACAAGGATGGCGAGGTAAGGGTGTTAGAAACAGGATCACATAGCAGGTCCAACTATCGTCCAGCAACCGAGGAGTCCATTGAACTTTTATTGAAAAATGGTTGGGTATCAGGAGTTAAACAACTATATTTAAAAAAGTACCACGATTTGGCGGAAAGGTCAGATGATAAGTGGGCTTTATTTGCTAATAATAAATTAAATCGATTTTATGAGCGTTTTCCAGAAATTAAGTAGTATACCAATTAAAGACCGGGTAAAGAGAAAGGGTCAGTTAGATTATGTGTCATGGGCAGATGCCTGGTCACTAATTAAGAAGCATTATCCTGAAGCTCAACGTACAGTATATGAACACGAGCACACAGGTCTTAACTTCTTCAGTGATGGGCATACAGCATATGTCAAGGTCGGAATAACCATTGAGGGGCTAGAGCATATTGATATGCTTCCTGTGATGGACTACCGTAACAAGGCTATATCTGTAGATGCCATGACAGCATTCGATGTCAACAAAACAATCCAGCGGTCAACTGCCAAGGCGATTGCCATGCATGGTCTAGGGTTGCAGTTGTGGACGGGTGAGGACTTGCCTGGAAGCAAGCAAGAGAATCCACCAAAGAAGACTAACAAGAAGCCCACGCTAAAGGTTGGTGATTCTAATTGGGGTAAGGTTGTCCAGTATGTAAAGGCAAACAAAGGCAAGGTTCAGTTTGATGAATTGGTATCTAATCTTGAAACCAAATATGCTAAATTGTCTCAGGCGGTAATCAAAGAACTCAAGAAGAATGTCTAGGGGTCATATGAGTGCAGTATCAAAGCTCAAGAATGATGAGATGTACTATGGAGAGTTTGGGCAGAAGTGGTTGTCCAACTCCGACATCTCTACACTACTGAACAACCCAGCGATGTTTCGCAAGGGCAAGTCAGACAGTAAGGCTCTTATCATGGGACGATACTTCCATTGGGCTATACTTGAGCCTGAGAAGGCTGAAACGATTACTTGTGTAGAAGCAACCACAAGGTCTACTAAGGTGTACAAGGAAGCCACGAGAGACGGCAATATTGCTATGCTATGCCATGAGAAAGACCAGGTGGATGAGATGGTTAAGGCCATCAAGAGTAACTTCGACTTCTTCGAGGGTATATACGAGGATGGCAACATATTCGAGACTCCTGAGGTTGGAAGCCTGTTTGGTCTTCCCTGGAAGGGTAAGGCTGATATCTTGAGTAGCAACAGAATCATTGATTTAAAGACTACTTCGGGCATCAGCAGTTTCAGGAACTCAGCATACAAGTTCAACTACGATAGTCAAGCCTACATATATCAGCACCTGTTTGGTGTGCCTATGGAGTTTTGGGTTATCGATAAGAACACGTTGGCAATGGGCATGTTTCATTGCTCGGATGAATTTCTGCGATCTGGAGAGCAGAAGGTGAAGGCGGCTTCAGAAATTTATAATCGATTTTTCGGGGAATCCTCCACCGAATCAATCGAGAATCATTATATTGTGGAGGAACTTTAAATTTAATTAGAATGTCAAAAGAGAAAATTTTCGCAAACGGATTCTCATTCAAACGTAATGAGAACGCACCTGACTTCGTTGTCGGACGCATGAGCTTGAAAGCAGAAGATGCTATCCAGTTTATTAAAGACCGCACAAAGAATGGTTGGGTAAACCTCAACATCAATCAAAGCAAGGGTGGCAGTTACTATGTGGAACTAGATACCTACGAGCCTAAAGTAAAGGAGGAGCAACCTTTTTAAAAACGCTCATCTTTCTAAAGCAAGGGGGGCTACGGCTCCCCTTTTTTAGGACAACCATATGACGACTTTTCGGTTACCAACACTAATAATATTTTTTATATCTGAATTTGTTTTTACAACGAATATTTTGGGATGTAAAGTCGTCAGGTCGTCATAACCTTTGATATATATAACTTTTATCGTCATAAAATCATCATAAGAAATGACAATTTCTATATTTAAGAACATAAAAGATACAACACAACCCTTTGAGAGGGATGTGCTGCACATCTTAGAAAGAATCAGGGAGGGGGCTTCCAGGGATGTAATAAAGGACATTCGTGGGGAGCGAGACAAGTCAAGGAGAAATCAATTGAAGCAGGATTTACCAGCTATATGTTTTTCCGGGACTTTCAAGAAGAGAGCAGACAACGCACTCATTAAGCATAGTGGCCTTATGTGTTTAGACTTCGATGGCTACGACAGACAAAAGGATTTGCTAGAGGATAAGGAGAAGTTCAAGCAAAACAAGTTTGTATACTCAGTATTCCTTTCTCCATCGGGAAAGGGTCTTAAGGTATTGGTGAAAGTTCCAGCTGATGAAAGCAATCACAAGAACTATTTCAATAGCCTTGAGAAATACTTCAAGTCCGATAAGTTTGATAAGACGTGTAAGAACGTTAGTCGTGTATGCTACGAGTCCTATGACCCTTTGATCCATATCAATGAGAATAGTTCCGTTTGGGATAAGGTCGAGGAAGATAGTTACACGGAGCTGATGAAGAACCGGGACAAGCCCTCGATACCAATCACGGATGAAAACAAAATCATTGACATACTGGTGAAGTGGTGGGAGAAGAAGTACCCAATGGTAGAAGGGCAAAGGAATCATAACGTTTACATATTAGCGGCTGCGTTTAATGATTTTGGAATAAATAGAAGTCTTGCCGAGTTTTATTTACGTCAATATGCAGCAGAAGGTTTCAATGAGGAGGAGATCATGGCTACTATTGTTTCGGCATATAGTCACACGGCAAAGTTCGGTAGTCGATACTACGAAGACCAAGACAAGATGCAGTACGTCAGAGACAAGATGAGATCAGGTGTATCAAAAAAAGACATACGATGCCAGCTTGAGCCATTAGAGGAGAAAGGAGTGGATATTGATGGCATCCTTAAATCGGTTGAGCAAGAACAAGAGGAGCAGATGTTCTGGACTAAATCGGATAAGGGTAAGGTGAGCATCGTACCTCTGTCGTTCAAACTGTTCCTAGAGGATAATGGGTTCTATAAGTACAACCCTGAGGGTAGTAAGAACTATGTCTTTGTAAAGGTGACCAACAACCTGATTGACCATACCTCAGAGAAGGAAATAAAGGACTTCGTTCTGAATTACGTGCTAGACCTGGAGGACTTGTCGGTGTACAACTACTTTGCTGAGAGCGTTAAGTATTTCCGGGAGGAATTCCTGACCTTGCTATCATCTATCGATGTATACTTCATTGAGGACGAGAAGGACTCAAGCTACCTGTACTATCGTAATTGTGCTGTCAAGGTTACGCCAAAGGAGATAATACCTATCGACTACATGGATCTGGGCGGATACGTTTGGAAAGACCACGTAATTGATAGGAACTTCCTGATGTGCAAGCCTAGGGACTGCGATTACAAGACGTTCATTCATAACATATGTGGCAAGGACGAGAATCGTATTCTATCTATGGAGTCTACCATTGGATTCCTGATGCATGGATACAAGAACATGTCGTACTGCCCAGCAGTAATCCTTAATGACGAGGTGATAAGCGACAACCCTGAGGGTGGCACAGGTAAGGGTATAGTAATGAATGCCCTATCGCAGATGAAGAAGCTGGTGACTATCGATGGTAAGTCATTTACTTTTGAGCGTTCTTTTGCTTATCAGTTGGTATCAGCAGATACTCAGATACTATGCTTCGATGATGTGCGTAAGGCGTTCAACTTTGAGCGGTTGTTCTCGGTGGTTACTGAGGGTTTGACGTTGGAGAAGAAAAACAAGGATGCAATCAAGATTCCTTTCAAGAGGTCGCCTAAGATTGCCATTACAACCAACTACGCCATCAAGGGTAAGGGTAATTCATTTGAGCGACGTAAGTGGGAGTTAGAACTTCACCAGCATTATAGTAAGGACTTCACTCCATTAGATGAGTTCGGTAAGTTGATGTTCGGAGATTGGGATGATGATGAGTGGTGTGACTTCGACAACTACATGATATCTTGTCTACAGATGTACATGAAGGATGGCCTTATCAAGAGTGAGTTTGTCAACCTAGCAATACGTAAGCTCAGTGCTGAGACCTGTCACGAGTTTATTGAATGGTGTGGATTGATAGATGGCGCAAAGCCATCAGACCTAATAAGGCCTAACATTAGGCTGCGTGCCAATGATTTGTACATTAGGTTTACTGATGACTATCCTGACTTCGCACCGAAGGCCAAGATGTCTGTGTCCAGGATTAAGTTCCATCGGTGGCTCAGAGCCTACGGCACGTTTAAGTATTCCAATGTAGAGGAAGGCAAGGATATGGAGGGTAAGTGGATTTTGTTTGGGAATGAAAAGAATGACGATGTTCCGTTTTAGGTACTACCAAGAGGAGATAATACATAGTGCTGTAGAGAAGATAAATCAATACGGCTTTGTGTATTTGGCGATGGAGGTCAGGACGGGGAAGACACTTACTAGTTTAGGCATATGCAAAGAGGTTGGAGCGAAGAGCGTTCTGTTTCTTACTAAGAAAAAAGCTATCAGTTCAATACAGAGTGACTACGATATGTATGCACCTGGTTACGACATCACGGTGATTAACTACGAGTCGATGCACAAAGCACCTCAGGTCAAATGGGATGTTGTGGTTTTGGATGAGGCTCACGGACTTGGAGCATTTCCTAAGCCATCCAAAAGGGCGAAGGGTGTGTTCACACTCATCAAAAAGACGGGCGCAAGGGTGATCCTGTTATCAGGTACTCCAACTCCTGAATCCTATTCACAGATGTTTCATCAAGTGTATGGTATACCAGGCAATCCATTTTCGGAGTTCAAGAACTTCTACAGGTTTGCAGACAGGTATGTTATAATCAAGGAGCGTAACCTAGGGCATCACAGAGTCAAAGACTACAGTGGAGCAACCAAGGGTACTATGGAACTTATGAAGCCATATATGATATCGTTCTCTCAGAAAGACGCTGGTTTCGAGGTTGATACTCAAGAGAATGTTCTAAGAGTTAAGATGTGCGACGGGACATACGACTTGATACATAGGCTAAAGCGTGATCTGGTCATTGAGGGTTCTGAGGAGGTTATACTTGCCGACACGGCTGTAAAGTTAATGAGTAAGATTCATCAGATGTGCAGCGGCACTGTTAAGTTTGAAAGCGGTAAAAGTATGGTCCTGGACTATAGCAAGGCTGAGTTTATCAAAGAAAGGTTCAAGGGGAAAAAGATAGGTATCTTCTACAAATTCAAGGAAGAGCTGAATGCCTTGAAAGAAATATTTGGAGACAGCCTATGCACTGAACTTGACGACTTCAATGGAAGCGATAAGAACATCGCCTTACAGATTGTAAGTGGAAGAGAGGGCATAAGCCTTCGAGAAGCGGACGCTTTAGTATATTACAACATAGACTTCAGTGCCACATCGTACTGGCAATCTAGGGATAGGATGACCACAAAGGACAGGCTCAAGAATGATATCTATTGGGTCTTTGCCGAGAAGGGCATCGAGACCAAAATATACAAGACGGTTAGCGGAAAGAAGGACTACACATTGTCACACTTTAAAAAGGATTTTTTATGAATATAAATAAAGAAAAGATAGTATTGGATGTATGTTGTGGCCCTAAGGGGATGTGGTTTGATAAGCACGACGAAAGAGCTTTGTATCTTGACAGAAGATGTGAAACTCACATTGACCACTATCCTTGTGGCACAAAAACCAACATTATCAATCCTGATATAATAGGAGACTTTACCGATATTAAACAACCTGACAACTCATTTTATCACGTTGTCTTTGACCCCCCACATATTAAACAGAAGTCAGAATCTCAAATAACTAAGAAGTATGGCTCTCTGCAAGATGATTGGCAGGATATGATTAGGCAAGGGTTTAAGGAATGCTTCAGGGTATTAAAGCCAAATGGAACTTTGATATTTAAATGGAATGAGGTTCAGTTCCCAATTAAGGACATCTTAAAGCTTACCGACAAGAAGCCATTGTACGGACACAAGTCAGGCAAGAAAATGCAAACGCATTGGGTCTGCTTTATTAAATAGTCAGTTGATTTTATTTACTTCGGACTTTAGTATCTTAAAGTATGCGAGAGCAACAAATCCAATCCAAAAGAATCAAAGAGCTCGAAGCTGATGGTTATTACGTTATAAAGCTTATAAAAACGAATAAGAATGGCATTCCTGATCTCATTGCGATACCACCTGGAGCGGATGTATTATTTTCTGAAATTAAAACTAAGAATGGGAAACTATCAAAACTACAAGAATACAGACTCAGAGAACTTGAGCGACACGGATGCAGGACCGAAGTATATGGTCCAGATAAATGACTTCCTCATTGAAAGGTTAGTTGATTTACCAAGAGACATAAGACAATCTACAGTTAACACGATTATGTTGAATGCTGAGACACTACCCATAACCGAAGAAGAACCAAATTCAGTTGCATTTATCGTTAAGGATGAGAACAGCGACGATATGTTTATGGAACTAGAATACTTTAATGATGGCTTAGAGCCTTTTTTTATATTAGATGTCAATGAGATTACCTCAGATGAATATCTTGATTACTTTAATTCAAATAAAATTATAAATGAACTTGAACAGAAGCGAGACCTTTGAGTCGGTAAGAAATAAAATTGCTGAAGTAAACCATACAGATGTTGAAGACCTAATGAGCAAAATCAGAAGGCACGAACTAGTTAGAGTCAGATGTATGGCTTATAATATGCTTTACTACAAATACGGTGCTAACCTATCCGAAATAGCAAGGCTATTCAATAGGCATCATGCCACGATTATACATGGATTAGAGACGCATAAAAGCCTTATAGATACAGACGAAGGATATGTAAGTGATTATGGACATACAGAGAATGTTTTACAGGTTGAAATTGAAACAAGCACAAGAAACAGGGCTATAAGTATCTTAGAATCTCTAGAATCGTTCACAACAATAGGCAGAAAAATAAAATTTGTTGAAAAGTTACTGGAATCTTTTGACAACAACTCAATAAATTGTGACAATGAATCCGAAACTTGAAAATAAAATCGAAAAGATAATCGGATATAAAACCTGGGCAGACCGACGCAAGATTGATGCCCTTTTAGAAATGGATTGTGTTATGTACACAAACCTTGGAATCGACTCTACTTTAGAAGAAAAAAGAAACGTCAAGATGATGTCTAAACGCATATACAGAGGTATAAGCAAGATAGATAAGACGCTTGGAGATACTATGATGAGGGCAATGGATAGGTAATGATACGACACGCACACAGGTTTCTACACATATTGACGACGATGGAAGAACTTCATGATCTGGTCAATAGTCTTTACGAAGCCTGGGCGGACGAAGAGTACGAGGTGGTTGAAGAGATAGTAGAGCAAATCACTGAAATACTTAAATCCATAGACAATGACTGAAGTTAGGCCTAGATTAAGTGGGCAAAGGTTAGCCGCTTACAACAACCTCACAAGCAACGAGAAACGTTTATTGGTCGTTGGCGATATTCACGAGCCTTTCTGCGCTCCAGGATATCTTGATTTCTGCATAGAGACTTATCAAAAATTTAACTGCAACGCAGTCCACTTCTGCGGAGATATTATAGATAATCACTATGCCTCATACCATGAGACAGACCCAAATGGACTTTCAGGAGGGATGGAGCTTGACTTTGCGATAGAGAAGGTTCAGGAGTGGAGTAAGGCGTTTAAGACTGCCACTGTTTGTATAGGCAACCATGACCGGCTCATAGCCCGGAAAGCGTTCTCATCTAACATACCAAAAGCTTGGATTAAGTCCTACAATGAAGTGCTTGGCACTAACTGGGACTGGCAGCCCCGCTTTGTTATTGATGGCGTGCAATACGTACATGGCGAAGGGGGGACTGCCCGTACTAGGGTTAAGAATGATATGATTAGCTGTGTGCAAGGACACATTCATACGCAGTGCTATGTCGAGCATCTATGCGGACAGGATAAAAATATTTTCGCCATGCAGGTAGGTTGTGGCATAGATAGGGACAGTTATTCGCAGGCCTATGCTCGCAACTATAAGAAGCCAGCTATCGCTTGTGGCGTTGTAATAGGAGGGCACACTGCTATTAACGTGATGTTTAATCGATAGTCATATCTCTTCTTTCGATATACTCATTCACCATATCATCTATAAACTTATACTCCTTTTTCAAATCTTCATATTGATCTGGGTAATATAATTTCAGTGAGTATATGTACTCTAATGAGTAATCTTGTAGGGCCTTGTCGATTGTCTTAAGTTTTCTGTTTTCGTACTCAGCCTCTTCCATTGCTTTCTTAATGGCCTGGTACGTATCGTACTCATTCCTGTCGTGAATTAATAAGTAGTTAAGAGTCTCTTCATCGTAGTCCTTATCTGCCTTTATCTTGTTGTTTATAGTGCCATCACTATTAATATTGTATGCAACATATGGTTTTAAATCCTCTACGGTCATATCAAACTGCTCTAAAACGTCCGCATATATTCTCTCAATATAAACGTCAGAGAATTTGTGATCCTCTCCCATTTTCTTCGCATAAGACTTGACCTTCTCTACATACCTATTTACTTCCACTGGCATACCTAAAAAGGACATTCCTTGAAGTATAGCTAGGTTCTTTAATGCGTGCTGACTTTCAGGAGATATCTTACCCGTCTCTTTCTTCCCTGTGAATTTATTTGTGTATTCATATTCACCTGTATTTGCCATCCGGTTGGTTTCAATTACAGACAATAAGGTCTTAACAGCAATGCCACCCGTTCCAAAGAAACTAAATTGATTTGGATCATATATAGTGAAATAATCCTCTTCATCTTGACTTAATTCTTTAATTACAACATTTGCAGTTTGCAGGGCATAGTTTGATCCCAATGGGATTGGGTTCAATATATCTATAACAAATGTTCTGCCTAGTCTATTTACACCTTCCTCTACCATTTTCTTGCTTACATCAAATCCTAATATGTCGATGGTTTCATCTTCATCATCTTCGAATCCTATCATAGACGCAACCATTGATGCTATCTTCGCTCCAATTGCTATATTTATTCCGTGATATGTTACCATTTCAAGAGCAACCCCTGTTGCTGATTGAAGTGCTTGTGTCCTGTCTGCAATTGTTGTTGATGGATCAACTAGCTGTCTAATATCAGAGTAGAATCTAGCCTTTTGAGCCATTGTGAAATTACTGAATGGTATAAAGTTTTTCCTTAATATATCGTAACCAAAACCCTTTTTGGTAAACAAAACACCTCTCAAGTCTTTGTCTGATGGAGCTTGGTTTCTACTAACCATCATATCAGCGTAAGACAAGGCCTCTTGATTCCACTCGTGAGTTTCCCAATCTATATTCCCATACGGTAAGCCTTGCTTTTTAAGAGATTTTTTGTAGAATGCCAATAATGCAATTCTAGCACCATAGGTATCTACCACACCCACACTGAGTTTCAGTGCATGCTCAGGAATAAAATTAAGTAATTTTGATGCTACTCTAACAACTCTTCTTCCAGAGCTCAACTCATTAGCTACTTTTTGCTCTGATGAAACTTCGTAAATTGCATCCTCTCCCCTATTAACCACTGCCATACCAGAATCATCTAACTTTTTACTTAGTCTAGATTTTGGATTAAAAAGAGCCGCAGTGTCTCTTCCACTTATATATCTTCCTGCCTGCGGTATTGTATTAAATATAGCAGAAGCAAGCTGTTTTACAGGCTGTCCAAAGCCCACTAAAGCAATGGCGTAACCCGTCTTGTAAAGAGGGTCTGTAATTAATCTAACTGCACTAGCTAAATCACCATCTATAGAAGAACTGTACACATCATTACCTTTAATGCGAGAAGTATAACCAGTTATTGCCTCTACAATTCTATTTTGAGTTTCTTTACTGCCAGACATAGTTGCAAATTCAGGAGAATCTGTGTATGCTGTTGCTCTAAATATAGATTCAGCAGTCTCTGTATCTATGGCTATTTCATTTAGTTTGTTGTAAAAAACCTCTCCAAAGTTGAAATTTATACTTTGATCTAAGTCTAATTTATATGGTCTCTTAGCCTCAAATGATGCCGATGCCCGTGAATCATGATTGATTCTATTAAACTTAGACGCACTACTTACTTGCTTGGCTGCTTTGCTGTAAAAAACATCTGAAATATAATTCAAATCAAACCCTATGGTTTTATTCCTAAGATTTTCATTCATTTTTAAAAACCCTCCATATTCCTCAGCAAATGCCTTTCTTCCAAAGTTTAATATTTCTAAATTCTTAGGGTCCATTTTAGCCTCAACCTCCTCAATAGAATTAGAATCCTTAATTACATTATCATAAACTCTCTTTAAAACTTTATATAGTTTTTGGTCTGTATTTTTTTCTACCTCAAGAGCCTGCTCAACCAAAGACTTTCTTCTTTTAAACGCCTCCTCTTTTTTCATCCCGTGATCAACTCTTGTCACGAACCCAGCCATACCCTGCTCAAACGAATTGTAAGCAGAAGCATACTTACCAATATTTACTCCTTTACTTCCTCTTAGTTTATTAAACTCTTTAAATTTTCTATTTACCCTAGCAACAGCTTTGTTCTTGCCATTTTTTATTCCAGTAAATCCTGAGTTATCTGCAACTGTTTGCCCTTCATTAATGCCGCCAAACGCTCTTTCGAACTCCAAATTGACTTGATTTACGATTTTACTATACACTCTCCCAAGCATACTAGATTTACGACCCCTTATTCCATCGGCAAGGTCTTTCTTGGCAGCCATGTAGCCCTCATAGGCAGCAACTGTAGCTAGCATTCCGCTTGTATCCCCATTCTCATAGAAATTGTTCATCTGATTTACTGCGGTGATAACAAAAGCTCTGTTTTTTGGTGATGAAAACATTGTTAAATCAACCTCCATAAATCTTTTTATTAGGTCAAAGTCTACATCACCCTTGCCATCTTTTGACCTCTTCTTGGCCTCTATCATCAAGTTTTTCTTGTAGATGTTAAATGACCTGGCCAAGGCTTCAACAACTGAAATTTGCTTTTTATTAGTTATCCCTTCTTTTGTTTCTTCCTCTGATTTTAACTTAGACAAAATATCAGATGATTTTTCAAAGAGTGCCTCTATATCTGAATTATCAAAACCCTTTGTGTCTATACCTGCGTCCTCTAACTGGGAGCGCATTTGCTTTATCTCTATGTTCTTTAGTCTTAAATTTTGATTCGAAACATACTGCTCTACAACCTCCTGATTAAATATCTTTGGCATATCCACATGACCTGTTTTGCGATCAGGTTTTATTGCCTTAAAACTTTCAACTATATTTTCTGCAATGGAAATATATTCGTCAATGTTTTCTACTAGCAATGGCTTTAGTTTGCCAAAAGATGCCGCTTCTAAACTTAGCTTGTTAGAAAACCCTACTCTCCTTGAAGATGATTTTACTCTCTTTCTTAGAATATTTGCCTTCTTTAATTTTTCATCAAATGCAGCATCCTCCAATACTTTCTCTACATAAGATTGAAACTCTATCAAGGACTTGGGGTTGTTTATGTTTAACCTTTGCAGCCTGCTTAATATTTTTGCGTGAGCCTTATTGGTTTTACTTATGCCAAGTTCCTTAAGTTCAGCCCTAATTTGCTTTATTACTTCATTTCGCTTTCTATTTGTATCTCCAGCTGCCCTACGAATGGCGATATTTATTTCCTTAAGTTTTTTCTTAAGTTCAACAGCAGTATTAACAACTTTGGTTTTGCCAGGCTTCTCTAGCCTAGCCTCTGCTTTTTTAACGAATTGATTCATCAGCGTTTTAACACGCCCCTCTTGCTTTGCTTTTATTAGGTTATTTAGGAGAGTAGCATCAGGACCTATTAGATTCATCTTCTTACTGTTCATCCTTACTAGCGTAGATAGTTCTCTGACTTTTGCACTTAGCGATTTGTCGCTTTCTAAAACCGCATTCACCTTCTTTTTGAATTCAGATACTATTTTAGCAGTCTCCTTATCAATAACCGGTGGCTCTGTTTTTTTCTTAACAGGAGTCTTCTTTTTGGGTTTGGCTTTTTGATCTGGTGCTTCTTCAGCAGGAGCCTCCTCTTCAACTACAGGCTCTTCAACTACAGGTTCTGCTTCTTCAGTGACTTCCACTTCTTCAGTAGTCTCTTTCCTCTCAACCTTTCTAGCCTTCACCACTTTACCACCTTTACGCTTACCCTTTCTAGCTAGCCTTGCATCAACCTTTATTTTCGTCTTGGCATCTGCCACTCTTTGCCTCAACCTCTGCGTTACATCATTTATCTGTTGTTCACTTAGGCTATCCAAGTCTAAAAGAGCGTATTGATATGCTATTTCTTCTGCTATATTGCCAGTGAATGTTTTGTTTTGACCATTCTCGTCTGTCAACGTTACTGACTTTACATTGCCATTTTTATCTAATGTTATTGCAGAATTTATATCAGAGTAGTTGTTAGTATATGACTTGCCCTGTACATTTACAGAGCCATTTTCAGCAACATTTATTGAGGCAGGCGAAATGCCTAGTTCTGACAAACTACTGTCTATCAATTGTTCAATATTACCAATTTCTGTTTTTTTGGTTACGCCATTTTCTACATATTGGAATACTACCGTGTCACCATCTAGTTTAAGTTCTCCTATTGCACCGTCTTTTTCAAAAAGATTCCTAGACAATAAGGCCTCACCAAAACTTCCTGGGATTAAATTATCCAAGTCTTCGCCCTCAATGGGAGCCTTTAAATCTGAAAGTCTGTCAAGGCCAACAGGAACAACTTCACCCAAGCCCTCTTTTTTCTCGAAGGACATTTTTGAATCTAAAATTATTTTAGACTCGGCATCAACCAACTGGTCTATTAATCTATTCCTATTGTCTTTCTCTATTTTCTTCTCTCGTATAAATCTATCTCCCTCTTCCCTTGATACTAAATATTTTTTTCTTCTTAAAAGACCGGATCTTGATTGAGTATAATCAACACCAAATCGAGGCTCGTTTTCAAGCAAGTAACTTCCATCTTCCTGCCTTGCATTTTCTAATTCTTGTATTTCTGAATCAATTCTACTAACAGCTTCCTTCTCTCGTTCAATGGTAGATTTTTGAGCATTTCTTCGATTTTCTCTCTCCCTGATTTTTTGTTGTCTTGTTTCATAACTATACACTTTTAACATTGATGTTTGCTCGACCTTTTTACCAATCAGCTGGATTGTTCTTTGGTCGATTAAGCTTTGCGTTTCGGAATCATTTATAACTTCGTACTCGGCACGATTGATAGCGTTCTTATTGTTGTTTTCAAAAAAGCTCAAAATGGTTTCCTTATCCACCACCTTCTCGTTAAGGATATATGCCGTTTCACCATCTTGTTTAGCTATTTCAGAAACTGCTATTGCTTCAGCAGACTCTCTAAGTAACTTTGCTCTTAATTCGTTTCTTTCTTTTGTTACTGCATTACTTGTGGCGGCAGCTTCGGCATCTAATCTTTGAGCCTTCATCTCTAGCCTGTAAGCATATGCAATAGACTCAGGAGACTTTAACTTAGGAGATAACTTATTTAATGCTCTATCCGCTAGTTCTAAATCGGATTCTAACCTACCCTTTAGGGCTGAGTTAATTATACCTTTTCTTTCTAGGGTTGCTATAGCCTTCAAAGACTCATCTTTGTTTTTGGCTGCGATCATCATCAAATCATCTATATCAGTTTTAGATGCTGAATTAAAATTTGATATGTCATTTACTTTGCCAACTCCTCCACCACCAAAACCAACAATAAATGATATTAAGGCTGTTTCTTTGGTTTCTTCAGAGGACCTTCTAAGGGGCTCAATTTCTTTTTTATTCATAGCCGTGGCTAATGAATGATATCCTAACTGAAGTCCATGCTCAAGGTATGTTTCTTCTATCGTTTCAAGAGTACCTTCTTTTATCGCACCTTTTAAAAACTTTGATGTGGCTTCTTTCAGCGTAATCCGAGCAGCTTCTTTGCCACCCATTTTACCAGCTGACGCTCTAACAATAGGAGACATTGTTGTGCCTAGTCCAACTAAATTTTTCTCAAGGCCACCAAACATCATATTTAAGTAACCAACCCCAATACTTACAGTAGAGGCATATGTGTTTGCCTCATCTTCATCGAACCCATAACTCAACGCTTCTGTTCTAAGGCCATTATACATTTGACCAGCCACAATACTAGCAGACGGAGCATACGTTAAAACTTTCCTGCTTGCCTTTGACAAGTAACTAGCCCCCTTTGGAAGTAATGAAGAACCCTTAATCGCCGTAGTTCCTATGCCTCCTCCAACTGCAAGAATCACTAAGTCGGCAACAGTTCTATTTACTCCTGATGCAACACCAGTCCATCTAGGATTATACCAATTTCTAGCCTTAGTTGCCTTGTCAGTAAACCCTTCGTAGTTTCTATATATATCCTCCTTTACCTTCTTGGTTTCAGCTATAGACGGTATGCTAAAGTCAGATTTTAATATTCTGTTTATTTCTCCAGACTGGGAATCAAAAAACACCTTGTATCCGTCATGGTTAACGTATCCATCATACACGGGCACTCTTCGCCTGTCGGCCAATATGTCTGTAGAAGAATTAATGTTGTCTTGAATGTCACCCAAGCCGTCAATCATAGCGTTGGATATATTGTTTACGGCTTCGTCAGCACTACTACCCAATCCCAAAATACTAGCAGTCCCTGTAACACCTCTTACCACTCCTGACAAGTTTTGAGTTGCAACTTGCCCTAGTCCTAAAGACGTATTCAAAACACTAGCACCCAAGTTAACGCCAAATCTCAATGGGGACTCTATGATATCAGGCAAATCATCAAATCTTTTTCTTAACCTGTCAGATTCTTCATCTAACTGTCTTAAATAATCAAAGCGAGGAGAATCAATTAAGTTGTATGAAACGTCTTCTAGCTGCTCTAACTTTTCTCTGGCTTGTTCTGCTCCAGATCCGTTACCAGCTAAAATAGACGCAGAATATAAATCTGAATAATACTGATAATACTTTGCTATTTGATTTTGAATTTTATCATATTTTTCAAGTTCCGACTCTTTTTGTTTTACCAATTTATAAGTGCTTTGATATTTAACCTCATCAGAAAAATTTAACATATCTAAATCCTGACTTAAGTAGTCGCTGTCCTCATTAACATAGTCAGAAATCCTGTCAGCGGTTTGCTGCCTCTGACCTTTCGGGAAAAAATACCCGTCTCTTGCAACGGATATTAATTCATCTATACTATAGTCGGCATCCTGAAGAAAAAATCCATCTACAAATGGGTTCATTTCCAATTCAAGCATTTCTTCGCCATACCTTACCCGCATACCAAAACCTGTTTCAGGGTCTTCCTCCACTGCACTATATGCCGCTCCTTTACCCTTGTATTTAGTTCCAGCCTTTAGCCTTGAAAGCAACTCTTCCACTTCAATAAAATCCTTCAGTTGAGGGACTTCTTCAGCAACTCTTTTTTGAAGCAAGTATCCAAACATTTCCTGCTTATTATTCGCAACAACTGTTTTTTCTTCTCCTGTTACAGGGTCTATGATTTCCATTTTGTACATATCCCTATCACTGCTTGTTCTTATGACATCAGGAAGCGTGTTAACATAATCTGTAACAGATTGCTCTATTCTGTCTATCTCATCCTCCACCGCTCCCTCGTCCTTACTCAAGTTGACTAATCTATCAAGTTCATTTATAACTTGAGCCATTTCGTATTGGCCAATGTATTCGGAATCAAAATCCAAATTTGTCTGTCCTCTAGCAAATTGATCTAGTTCATATTTACTTTTCAATGTTACGGTTTCAACAGGCCCTAATTCCTCCTTACCGGTTTGAGCATTTACAGAGACCTTTCTAGCATCTATGTTCACAATCATATTGCCTGAATTGTCTCTAGATATTCCCGTGCCTGTTGTCGGAAGTGTTGAATCAGTTTCGTATACCTCCCCATTGATGGTATATCTTTTACCAGGCGTTTTTGCAGACTCTACGGCTTGGTTTATGTTAAAGTCATCTGTGTCATATATTCTTTCTGCTGTATTAAAAGGAACAAAACCTTGAGCGGTTAATTGTTGCGTTTCTAATTCATCACCATCTTCGAAATCAAAAGCAGGCTGAACTGATGATGCTCTTTGAAATTGACTTGATTGAATTCCTCCCGCCTGCGACCTAAAACCTGCCGTAGATTGAAATGATGTTACATTTCCAAGTTTATCTCTAAACATAACGGGTGCATCATATCTTAGTCCAGCACCATCTTGGCTTTGGTCATAGCTTTCTTTAAATGGCTTTTCTTGAGCCCAAGACAAAACATCTGACACTACACTCTGAACCCTGTTGTTCCTTTCATCACCTCTCATGCCTAACCCAACACCAGCATAGTCAAATGTAGAAACAACTTCTCCTTGAGGAGTTTTCACATCAAACATATGCTTACCTGATTTGGAAAAAGATAAGGTTGATATTCTATTTCTAGATTCCTCATCTAGTATACTATTGCTAGACAAGTCACTCATTAATTCTTCTAAATCCTTTAGTGCATCATCAGTGTATCTATTTTTAGATACCATTTCAATTCTGTCCGGAAGAGAAAATTGAACCCCCATGTTGTTGTCAACCCTTACTTGATTTGGTTTTAGTGCTAGTGGAGTTACCCCCTTAGTGGCATATGACGCAAGGAATTGATCTAAACTTCCGTCGTAAAGATTATTAGAAACCAATTTATTGTAGACCTTTTCATATGCCCTTGAATTATTAAACTGATTTCCAAAATCTGCTTGGGTCATGTCTAATAACCCATGAGTGTTCATAAACTTATATAAGCTTTTAGCTTCTGGGGATATTGCCATTTCTATTATTCTAAGTTAGTTAGTGGGTCTGTAGCGTTAGGATTCGCCTGCGGGCCTACTACTGGATTATATCTATCTTGTGGGAATGCGAAATTCTGAACATTTCTAGGATTTACACTATAATTTATAGAAGCAAGGTTATTAGCATAATTATAAAGCCCTAATGAATTAAGCAAATTCTCACCTAACTCAGTTAATGATTCTGAATTATTAAGCGGTGTTTTATTAACGCCTAGTATTCCGCCTGTGGACGGATTTATAAGTTCGAAAGTGTAGTCATCTCTTCCTTCCAATATATTCAAACTTACTCCCTGCCCCCTCATTACTGTTTTAATCTTAGAAAGGCCATCCGTCATCATAGCAGCGTCTCCACTAGCCAACATCTCTAGACCCTCGGTAAGTTGATTGACGATTCCAAGCTCTTTAGCTCTTTCATTTCTATCTGCCACTTGTTGTGCGTTATAGCCTTGTTTTTGCTCTGCTATAATTTGCTTGCCAATCCTAGCATCAATCATCATACTTCCTGCATCGTGCATTAGTTTTCTGTGTACAGGTAGTATTTCTATATCAATAATTGCTCCTTGATCTGTCTCATTGCCATACATGAGCACTTTTGTGCTACGTAACTTGGCATCTAAAGAAACCAATTGCCTATCAATACTAGCAACCTCCTCTTCCGATAGCCCTTCTTGCTCTTTGCGAATAAGTAAATCTGCTATTTCAGATGAAGTGCTCATATACTCATCAGCAGACCTTCTTGCCTCTTCCCTGTCTCTAGTAAAGCCAAACTGAGATTCTGAATACTGTTGAGATAAAAAGTCTGATATCTCCAAATTATCAAGAGAGCTTAATTTTCTATACATATTATCTACCGCAGCAGGCACGATGGAGGCGTATTCACCAGGTGCATTAGTTATTAGTTTTCCTGCCGAAGTTATTTCAGAATCAAACATTGCATCGAAGTCGGTTTCTCTCAAAACTTCCCTATTCATGATGCTACTCATATATAGAGGTGTTTTCTTGTCTACAAGATTTCCGTCAGCATCAAACTTTATCTCACCATTTTCATCTGTCCCAACAAGCATTATTTCCCCCGTGGTGGGGTTTTGGAAAAATGTGTTTTTCTGTAAAAAGTCATTGTTGATGTACAGGTCTGATAAAAATATATCTAATTCATGTATGCCATCTTCTTGTAGTTCTTTTGCTCGGTCTTGGATTCTCTTTGACATCTGATGGATATGGTCAATTGAAGCCTTGCTGTTTTGAACAAATTTATTGTAGTTAGATACGCTTGTTCCTCCAGTTCTCCTTAGGTTTTCTTGAAAACTTATGTTTTCTAATATTTGATCTGTAGCTCCTAAAAGATGGTCGTTAAGTTGGTCAATAGCACCCATCCCTATGTCGGACCTAGCGGCCTCAATAGCAAGTCGAGTGTTTTCTTCTATCGTCTTCTTCTTCTCCTCTCTTTCCTTAGATATTCGCTCAAGTTCAGTATTTACCTCTTGACGTATACTTCTGAAATCTATATTAGGGGAGTAACCCGTTACCTTATCTAATCCGTAATAACTTCTAGCCATAATAATTTATTCTAAAAATGATGGTGTTTCTTGAAGAGTACCTGGAAGAATCATTCCTGAACTACCAGCGATATCAATTGTAGTCGCCCCGGTAACATCATACGGAGATGTTATGGAAGGTGCTCCAAACTTTAATAAATCTCTCAATTGTCGATTAGGTAATGCTTGAAACGCCTCTAGCCTTTGTCTACTATTCATTTCAAATACTTGATTCCCCAATATTGATGCCATGGCCTTGGGGTCATTTTGAAACTCTAGAAACGCCTCTCTTCCAAGACGCTCTTGCCTGGTAGACGATTCTAGTCTTGTAAAATCTGCCCCTTGTGTGCCCAAAGATGCCAATCCTGATAATGAATCAGAAATAGCTTTTGCTCTAGCAGTGCCTGCCTGTATAGCCGCAGCAGATGCCCCCTGAGCTTCTGCTAGTTCAATTTCTCCTAAAGCGTCAATGTTAGCCTGCTCTTGTTTTAGTATGGCCTGCTCTCTAGCTATCTCTTGTTGCTCCATGCCTGCCATAATGTTCATTTGTTGTTCCGTAGCCTGCGCCTGAACTGCTTGTATGCCTCCTAGAACACCTCTAGCCCCAGCAGATTGCAGAGCATCAACTGACTGTGCTGTTAAGGATTGCTGCCTCCTCAATGATTCATCAAAGGCAAATGTTCTAAGTCTAGCCTCCTCTGCTACATTTCTAGTAAGAAGGTTTCTAGCTTGAGCCATTGCTCTAGAGGATGCCCTTTGCGCCCTTTTCTGTTCTTTTTTTAATTTAGCCGCTTGAGCCCCGCCACCTACGGTTTGACCGGCTGATAATGCCAATCCTATTCCTGCCGCTACTACTTCGAATCCCATATTATATAATTTTTACTAATTCTTGCTGATAATCACCTTTATTATAGCCTAAATCCACATACCTCTCGACCAATGAATTGCTACTTATCACCCCGTACATAACTTCAACGCCATTGTCTTTTGCTATTTGTTCTAGCGAAAGAATAACATTGTTTATTATCTCACCCCTGTCATCTTCTCTGTAGTTTTTGTCTGTTACTATCCAATTAGCCCAAGCTAATTTTGAGTTGGTTAAATACAAAAACCCCGCAGCAACTTCATTTACCACAACACCTATATCGGGTAACATATTTTTGCTTGGATATTGAGACCAACCCCAATCTTTCCACCAACCACATAACATTTCGTAATCAGAGTCATTAACGAGCCGAATATCCATACTCGCTAAGTTACGGATTACTTTTCATTTTGTCCGTTTCTATAGCATACAGCTCAATAAGTGCTTGAGAGTCCATGTCTATTTTAGTAATCATATAGTGACCTGTTAGTCCATGAGACTCGTCATCTGTTGCAGGATCTGGAACAGAGTATATAAAATTACCACTAGATGCCGCTGACCCTCCTGTTGTTGTTATGGTGGTAGTCGTGCCTGATTGTGTAATCGCAGTAACAGTTCCCAAGAACGTGGGAGTTTGGTTTGGCGTTTCAACAGCGTTGCCATCGTTGTCTAAATCAGTCAATGTTCCAGACGTTAATATCCTGTCGCCTATGCCAACCATACTATTTATACTCGCCAAGTCAAATTGTATACTATTCGCTACAGTATTGGCGTTACAAACACCTATACCTTGAGCAAACCGCATATCCACCTGAGTATCTGTTATGGGCTGTCTTATGTATGAGTAGAATGAGTTTTCTTTCTTCTCGAACTGGTCAGAGCCCACAGTCCCATTGTGAAGGTCAGTAGTTGTAGTTGCCGCCAATGATCCTCCAACAGGAACGGTAGCACTAACCCTAATGGCCTTATATATATCAGCCTCTATTGGCTTTTCGTTAAATACAGTTTCTATGTATGGAGTAGTAAACGGAGTAATACTTGTGTCTCCGTCTGTGTTCTCCTCTAAATAAAATGTAGCCCTTAGGCTTGCCTTTTGGTTGTGTATGTTGATGTTGCCATTCTTAAACGTAAAGAAGTCGCTATTCATCCCAATCATAAATTCAGGATTGTACCCATAAAATGAAGGCCACCCCCCTCTATCCGGTAAACTAGGGCTATATGTTACTGTGTACGCCATTATAGTTCTGTTAGCATGGTTAATAATTCTTCCTGTGGGAACATATCACTCTTGCCCTTGTTGGTGTTAGAATGCGACCAAAGGCCCCTAACAAGCCCATAGTAAGCGTCCTGATTCCATTCGAAGGCATCAGCTCCCTTTTCTTTTATAAGGGCAGGGAGGCCCTCTCTGACATCTATGTTGTCTCTGTTTGCTATGTACAGGATTAAGTCTCTAAGAGATTTAATCTGAGCATCAGAATATTTATGCCAAAACTTATAGCCCTTGAAGGGCTTTGCGAGTTCAACTACCTGCTCTTCGTGAACAGTATGCCCAGCGTATGTCTTGCCATTCTTCAAGTATCCGAAGTTGCATACCTCAATGCCTACGCTGTTTGTATGCATCTTTTGCTTCCCGTTCTTCCCCAAATGCCACGCATACCCCCCATCAGGAATACATCTGACAATCTCACCATCGTTCTCAAAGTCTGTATTAAATATTGATGGGCCTCCAATAAGAAACTCGGTAGCGATACGCCCTCTAGAATCTCTTGCCCAATTATTCACAGTTCTGTATGGATTCTGCCACCCAGCCGTGTGGTGAATAAACAGCCATTCCTTTTTAGTAGGCCCTTCTAAGTATTCACCCTTAGGCAAGAAGTGGTTGTTGATTACTATGTCGTGAGTTCCACCTATCGTCTCTTGCCTATCTGTTGTAAGTCCAAATAGTTTTGACCAAGTGATAGGCCCTACAATACCATCAACATCTAAGCCTTCTTCTCGCTGAAATCTCATGACTTCAAACTCTGTCACGGGGCCAAAAATGCCATCAGCATCAATATCGAGTTCTCGCTGAATCTGTCTTACCTCTTCTCCCTTATCTCCTTTTCTTATTAGCATGATGCTTTATTTGTTACGACCCCATTAGAATCAACAGTCAGCACATCAGTACCTACCTTATAGAAGCCTGCCGATGCTCTTGTTGAGCCATTAGAATTAGTAAATATAATATCGTGTAGCGCAGGTGTACCTCCAGAACCCCCACTAAATGTTGAATGATGCAATGTTATCCCTGGTGTTCCAGCACAAGCGGTAACAGAACTAGAAGCATTATAAAATGCCGTGAATGATGGTAGTGCAGCAGCACAGCTTGCTGTTATTTCAAACAGATTTGCCTTGACGCAGAAGAAGTTTAGCAACAACCTAGATGGAGATGCTGATGTCTTGGGAACAATCATTACATACTCGGCCACATTTGTAGCAGCAGTCACTTCTGATGTATCTATTGACACATTCTGAACACCATCGTTAGTATATGAAGACCCGTTATAGTCTATAACCGTAAATGGAACTGAAGCAGAGCCCGAAGAAGGTAGTGGGGCAATCTTCCCGCTATGAGACCAAAACTTTTCAACAAACCCAATCACAGATGAAGTATACGAGTTAAATGTACTTGTTCCTAAACTAGCCAACAGCATGCCTGCGTGTTCTGTATTAGCAAGTGCTCCTGATAAGTCAACATTAGGCTTTATCCTTATAGTAACAGCACCCGTTCCACTTCCAAGTTCAACAGGAAACCTGTACAGCTCTTGATTTGAAAATACTTGAGCTGGCACAAATGGAGTAGATGCCGACGTAGCACAAGCAGTAGCACAAACAGGGCAGTCCACTATTTCAGACAATGCACCACTATTGATGTGATAAGCCACTCCATTGCCCCTACTATATAGACCATCGTTTGCAATGTTTGCCAAGTCTCTATCCGTAAACACTCCCTTAACCTTCAACGGATCATCCGCATCAATATATAGCTGCGTACTACCCGTGGTGCAACATACAGTGTTTAGGTTGTCATCAAATGAACTTACAGGAGAAACCACACTAAAATCAGCTGGTCTGTTTACATTCCTTAAATCCCATATTAGATACAAATAATTTTCTCCAGTCTCTCTTACATAATTAAAGTCAGCAAAGTATCCATTACCTGCGCTGTTTGCGGAAACAGACAGTGGTGGCTTCAGTTCAGAGTCAGCTAGTATTGTTTGGATCTGAGAGGCTGAATATTGTGTAGATGTCTCAAGTATTCTAAACCTATGAACAGGGTCAGCAGCAGTCATATCATCTAAAACAAAAGACCCATTATTAAACGCAGACATTCTTATTGTATCACCGCTAACAGGTATGATGCCTTCTCCAGGCAATCCCGCCTTCTGAATAAAACTACTCACGACAGTAGCATTTGAGCCCGACCCCAAAACGAATTGCCCACCTTCCAAATCTGAGTACCCTCCACTTTCTATTCTTGAAAATGCATACCCCACTTGCTGCCCATCGCTCTCATTGCTGTTAAGCACAACATACACCACATTCAATAGTGTTGGTTCAGGGCAAGGAGCTTTAATTATAAACTCACCCATCACAGCCTGAGGATAAGATATATCAATCGTAACGTTGTTTGGCTTGGACTTATTCTTCGTAAAGTTGAAGGTTGTATCGCTGTTTATAGCAGAGCCGCTACCACCTCTAGTAGAGCCATCCCAAGTAATAGTTGGCGTTATGTTACCCGCAGAGGTTCTCTTAATTGTATATCCGTCAGCCAATGAGACAACCCCGCCCCCATTTTGTACAATCTCTGTTTCAGAATTAATAGACTTTACACTTCCAGTAGCTCCCGTTGTTTTGTTTACAATAACATCATTGGTGGCAACACCATCCGTTACAAAGGTGGCATTCGTGTCTATTAGTTTCCTTCCCTCAGCAAAAGCATAAATCTCATATCTCTTGCCGGATGCTGCAATGTCTGAGCTTATTGTAACCACCTCATCGCCATCTATGTTGGTTATTGTGGCTATGTTGCCATCGATTCTTACTTGGTCGTTGACAGCCACTTGCTCTCCAAATATTGCGGTTGAATCCACTAGTTTGTTTGTAGTGGTGCTTGTTGCTGTTCCCGTCTTCTTTATTGTTGGGTTGTTGGTTGATGACCCCTCGGAAACAAATTGAGCAATATCATCCACCTCGATGGTAATTGCTATATCTCCAACAGTGTCTCCAAAGTCAACCTCTGTCTTCCTAGTTGTAGCAGACGTGCTGTTTACGGCCTCTAGTTTCCTAGTTACGATTATATCGCAAGGTTCTATCACGGTTCTTTCAGGCAACGCCACATCAGTGCCCGCCAATACATACTCATCGGAATGCTCATCAAAACCTCCAATATGTTGCGTGTTTATGTTTGCCTTGAGTTTATCTCTAAAGTAAGACCGAAGCCCTGCATCTGATATAACAATCATTTGGAGATTGTTTGAAGAAGTTCCACTTAATCGTATCACAGCCCCTCTCTTGGCATCAGTAAAGAAATAATCAGATCCGTGCCTTGAAAAACTCTCTGCGTTTCTGCTTATCCCGTGCTCCTCAACCCTAGCCACTTGAGTTCCCAAGAACTTATCCCCCTCAGCAGTTAATACAACATTGCCTGAAGACGTTGTTACTAGTGTTTTATCTACTACTACGTGAGACACCCTGTCCTCTTGTAAAACTAGGAGGTCGTTTCCAATATCAGACAAAACCATAGTTTCACCAAACATCCTGTCAAGGTCTTGAAAGTTGCCCACTCCAAGGTTGAATTCATTTAGTCTATTAAGGTTTGTCTCTTGAACAAAAATATCACTGAATGTAAGCGAAGCAAATCTGTCTTCCTCCTTGTATTCCGTCTCAGATACAGAAGAAACTCTTTCTCCTAAAACAATCTTATGTGCAACCTGCCTATCTCTAGCCTTCATAGATTCTGCTCCATTAGGGAACATTATACAATTGAAGAAATTTAGGTCACATATAGCATCAGCACTTGTTGCTGTATTCTGATCTTGCGTATTACCCTTGTGAATTCTCTTACCAGCACCATCAACGCCTATATCAAAAGTTTGGTTACCCTCAAAATATATGTCATCGTTTATTTCTATTGGCTTTGTTTCAAATATGAAAGTTCCATTAGAACTTATAATAGTGATAACACCCTTGCTTTTAGCCTTTTTGCCCGCAGTGCAACCCTTTCTACCAGCACGAGTATGTAGTTCTAATCCGCCATTAGACTGTCTTATGAACTGAAACTCATGCTCTCCGTTAGGATCACTGCCAAATATGTTGTTTGTTCCCGACTGAAAGAAAGAATCCCCTATCGACGGGTCATATCTTGTATTAAGTGCTATCTCGCCGGAAGATACTTTTAGGCTTTCGAAACTTATACCACCCAAGTGCCCGTCGAAAAACTCCTTAAAGTTTGCGTAGTCGGATTGAGCAACAAACTCATCCATTATGTATTCATCAAAAAACCCTTTACAGTTATCAGAGGACCCCTCTCTGTGGTGCTTTATCTTCATAGATATGATACTACCCGTAGTGATAGGTATGTCGATACCTCCAGGTGTAAATAGCCTAAATCTCAATGGGTCTTGCTTGTTGTTTTTTGTTTGAACGCCATTGGGCTTGGGCTCTATATTTATAACAGATGTCTCCGCACTACTAACATCAAAGTCTCCATCAGGTTTAATGGACATATAAAGCCCCGCAGGAGTGTTAACTGATACAGGGAGACCATTTTCCTCAAACGACTCAACACCCAAAACAGTGCACTCCACCAAGTTATCTAAAGCCCCTGCCGAGTCAGACTTAACAATAAGCCTATCCCCTTCTTTCATTTTGTTTTGGTTGTCACCCTCTAGCCTAAAGTATGCTGTGCCGTTAGTGTCATCCAAGTATACTATATCGCTATATATGGTTTCGTGGTCACCACTAGAGCTTTTCATAAAAAACTTGTACTTGCTAGCCCATGTTGGTGGCTTTTGAGTGACAGGTATTCTCACTCTTGCGGCATTCCTTTCATTACTATTAGCTGGTGAAACAAAAAAGTCATTGTTCTGTGAAGTCAATACCGTTGAGGATCTATTATACTCATCCATATAGGCTATCCCAACAGTATAGTCCCTATTGCTATGTAAAGACTTCTTGCCCGAATCAGCCTCGAACGCAGAGTAATCCATAGTGGCTATACTGAAATAATCATAAAAGTCCGAACTAGAATGATTCAACTTGAACGCAGGAAACTTAAATGTTACATCATTACTGCCTAGCGTTGGAGTAACCTGTATCTGTCTTGTTTCAACTAGACTGCTTATACTTGTGCCAATAGCCTCAATGCCGTTCGCAACTATAGACATCCCTGTCCTGCTTCTTGTGCTCTCATAGGCACACATATACTGCTCCGTGAAGTTGTCTGTTGTATTACAGAAATTATTGTCCGTCACAGACTTAGAAGTGTCTATGTTCGTTATATTGGTGTAACCCTGGGAGGTTATATCAAACCCCAAGGCCAATTTAAACTCGGCACTGTTAAATAAGTCATATACTGAGCTGTAGTCTTTTGTTAGTTCGTAAAACATTTCAAAAGAAAACGTGCTTGGCTCAGACGAAGTAGCTACATAAGTAGACGATGCCTCTCTAGAAAAGTTAAACACCAAACTAAAAATTGACCCTTGAGTCAAAGGTTGGCTCGAAAAGTCAACAGTTGCCTGAGCATTATCTACAGTTACCGCTCCCCCACTAATGTTATAGTCTAAGTTTGACAGTGTAATTTCTGACCCCGTCTCATTAACCGTTGTTACAATAGGTAGTTCCCTCCTCTCAGCAGTGTAAGTCATTTTAACCTTAGCCCCATCGCTATCTAGCAGATTGAACCCATCAACGTAGTTGCCATAAACTAGCCTCCCACCAATAATGGTTTGGGCCTTAGCAAATCTAGGTACGTTATCAAATAGCCTTAACAGCTGGCTCTGAGGAAGTGCAGTATATATCTTACTATTGTCGAACGTAATTGTGTGGTCTATATTATCTGGCAATCCAAACTCAGCCTTGTCGTAGTTCTGTATTACGTTTACAACATTTGTGTCGCTAATCTTGTAGCATAGTTGTATGTCTGTTACCCTCTTGTCTCCCGTATTAAAGGTCACTTCAACAGAGTTGAATCTATTAAGCATCCCCTCATTATCATAAGATCCTCTATCGAAGTCAAACTTATTACCCTCAAATGCCACCTCGCTAAACTGAGACAACGCACTATACTCTCCGTCTCTGTATCTAAATCTATATGCAAATGATATAAACTTGTCCTCTATAAAGTTCTCATCAGTGCCCGTCTTGAGCATATTAATAGTTGGAGCACTTGATGGTGGTTTTTGTATAACGCTAAAATCATCCTCTGTAACGTTATCAGCTAAAGTCCCACCACTAGGAAAAGGATAATTCCTTGTTACGTTAATTCTTCTCGGTGGATTGAAGTCGTCTGTAAAGAACAGCAAGTCGCCAATCTTACTTACGCCATTTATTAAATGAGAAGCACTAAAGTTTAGCACGCTTACAGATATGGCATGATACAACAACTGCTCCGTATTCATATTGTACGAAACAATCATATCCATTGCCGTGGTTGTAGCACCTGTATTGTTAGTGCCTCCCGGATCATGGACAAACCAGTATATGGTTTCGTTTGCGTCATCAGCAAAAGCACCCAAGCACACTGTATCAAAAGAAAGCCTAGTGCCTGCAAACTCAAGTTCAGTTAGCCTACGGCTACCCTCAACATTCTGCACAGCACCAAGTTCACCAGAGTCACCTGAACTGTTGACCCTGACATTCATTGCATCTGTATATTGACTTGCAGGAACGATACGTTCGTCCGCTCCCTTGTTCATTTTACCTGCGGTAAATTCCCTACGTTCTCTCATTTAATTACGTTACCCTGAGACCTTAAATTCATTAGTAGTCTTCCCGGGTGAATATTGCTCAATCGTATTTTAGCGTTTCTAAGTAAGGCCGTTTTATCTTTTTGAGACCTTCTGACAACATACTCTTGAATACCCACCCTAGAGTTGACTATCATATATTTTATATAAGCATATATATATTCTTCAAACAGTTTGTTCACACTCACCAAAGAGTCGTCGCCACCTTCCATGCCATCAGAAATGTATTCTAAAAGACAGGTTTCATTCGCCATATGAGATGAAAAGTTTATAACTCCAGCCCTTCTATCGATTCTAAATGTTGGATTAGCATTTGCCGTTTCAGAGTTAAGACCAAATCTAGCCCCAATATTATAATCAAAGTACCACCTTCCATCAACAAACATACCCTCTCTGCCGTGAAACCTACTTCCCTCATTTAGGTATAAAGTTCTTTCAACGCCAGCTATTCTGTCTAAGTCCAATTCAGATTGCTCAGGCTGTAATATCTCTCCCGATTCATCAAAGAGTATACGACAATCATTGTCTTGTAAATAAGACATTGCGCTGTTAGCTTGAATGTTTTCTGTTAATGGGAATAAAGCTCCATCTTGATATAAAGATATTCTTATCCAATTAACAAAGTCAGGAGGCAATACAAACCTTAAGTTATCACATACTTCTAACTCAAGTGCTTTTATCTCTTTGAATGCATCATAGTTTAATTCTTGGATGCCACGCTTGGCGTAAAATATAACCTGAGCTCTAGATACATTGGCTAGCATTTCGTTGTTGCCCGTATACATCATCATAAAATTATTGACAATGTCCTTTAGCGGAACATACTGATACGACCCCCAGTTGGCATTTTCAGGAGCGGATCCTGCATTCTCATAGTATTGATATCCTGTTAAATATGGCATTATCTATCTTCGTTTGCGTTTATACTAGCTAGGACCGATGCATCTTTAGCAAATTGTGACTCCCTTATTGATATACCTGCCAAAGTAGCAATCTTAGATATAAGATAGGGAATCTCTGATTTTGGCAGTTCAAAGTCTTGGAAGTCCGCAGCAGATGCATTAAACACTTCCTGTGGGTTTGCAGCACCCGTTACAGTAACACCCGTCCAATTAGGGTCTTTAGGGTTCCTAACATACTGAGCTATTACACTGCCAGGGTTTGTTATGGTGTTAGGATACATTATGATGTTGTCGGCCTGCATCAAGCAAGATGGAAACATAGTAGATGGATTAACTAACGTAGATGCCGCTAGATTAAATATTTGAGACGGGTCTTGTATCTCAATCTCACTATACTTAGTAGGATTAAATATCTTGTACTTAAGTGCGCCTGCTCCAAAAATGTCATCGGTAATCTTTAGTGAAGTCCCACTCTCTACCTCCACCACAAAAGCCAAGGTATTATCATCAGTGTTTACAACCAAGTCGCCTGCGGATGCTGTGTTGCCAAATGCAGACAACCCCGTAAGTGAAGGGTCTACTAGTTTATTTGTGCTAACTGCACTCTCCTTTGTGCCCGATATCCTTTCAGTATCATAAAAGAAGAGTTTATTAAGAAGATACAGGTCGCTAGGCTTATCATACACATGCCCATCAGTAGCGTTGCCTAGTGGAGCTAGAGTTGAAAATATCTCTATGACCTGTCTTTTCCTTTCGGCTATGTTGGCATAATCCTCGTTGCTAGCAACAGATTTAGCGTTTGATTGATTTACTGCAACTCTTTTATTTTGCTTATCAATGTGAGTATTGTAATCATACATATACTCTTTAAAAATCTCTAGCTGGGCTTGTCTTGCAAAGTGATTGAAGTCCCTTCTTGAGATGTATCCGTAATTATTTTTATTCGCTAATGCGAGTACAGTTTGACGAACCTCATTAATCATAACGGTAAAGATACAAAATAAAAAAGGGGTCGAAAACGACCCCTAATAAAATTAAATACAACCTTTCGATTAAGCAAGTCCTTCGTCGAAGTCTCTCTGGTCGTATGTAATGCCTTCAATTGCATATGGCAATGTAACATCATAAATTGGGTTAGTCCAAGATGTCTCCAAAGCATTTCCGATTTCAGCCACTAGAGCTCTTTGTTGCTCCTTTATCTTGTCTTCTGTATTAGCAAGGCTTGATGTTATCGTGACAGTAGCATACTCAGCATCAGCATCATTCAAAGTCACTGAGTCTAAATGAATGTCGACGTTTTGCGTGCCTGTACGAGCTCTAACTGCAAGGATTTTGTCCACTGCAATTATGTTATCCATGTTGTCAAAAGAAAGTTTTATAAACTTTTTCATAGTAAAAAAATGTTGTTAGTTAAAAAATACTCTGCAAATATACTAAGAAACTAGAACCGATGCTGAACCCCTCTGTATAGCCACAAACTCTTCTGAGCCTTGAGGAATGACAAAGTCTGCCATTACCTTAGTTGAGTTAGACTGCAAGTGTGTTTCTATCTGATTGATAAGAGCATCATAGAAAGCCCCTGCTTTTGCTTCGCTTGGGTCATTACCCTCAAATACAATCGTTATCATAGCCCCGCTCGCATATTGAATCTCAATGCCGTTGTATACTAATGCAACAACTGGAGACCCCGCAGCGAATTCTCTTGGCCCTCCGACTTGAACTATAGATGCGATATCGTTACATCTAATAATGCTGTCTCTACGAGTATCCTTATCATATATGTTAAAGTTATTGCTCGCAGGTATCGCAAACGTACTATGTGTGTTTAATGTCAATTCGGTTGCACTGTCTACGGTTACTACTTTATCAAGAGCATATGCAGGTCCATTGTCTGTTGCTGTTGAGGTTAATACAAAGTCTCCTACATCAACACCCAGTGTTATGAAATTAGTACCCGCTGCACCTTTTAGTTGATTATTCGCAGTAGGGGTGTCACTCGTGCCGCCAGCCTTAGCTATAGCTAATGAGTTTATACGTAAATATTTTTCCATAGCGCAAATATAATGAATAAAAAAAAGAGCCCCGAAGGGCTCTCTAAACAATAATTATGAACTATCTATCGAGTCAAATATATAAATAAATATTTACTATTCACCCTTTTTCTTAGATAATTGTTTTTCGAACATATTTAGAATATCACCATCCTGTTGAAGTAATGATACCACAATGTGTTGTGGGTCTTCTCCATAAGGAACGCTAGTAAGTTTCTTTTTGTTTCCAGGAAGGTTGAAGTAAATGTCTTTGTTCTTGTTACGCATAGACAACAATCCTTCCTCAAAAATCTTAGCTACTATATCTTGAATCTCAAGCATAGGATCCTCTAATGCCTCTAAGAACTCAATAGGGTTATTTTTAGCAAACAAAATCACATCTCGCTTCAATTCAGCAGATGACATTTTATCCGTGTTAAGGCCTAAGAATACTCGACCCAATGTCTCCATTGTTTGAATATCAAGAGTCTTAGCAGCTATTAAAGCATCCACCTCGGCATTTATAATGTCTAACTCCTCTTGAGCGTTTTTCTCATTATCAAGCTCCATAAATATCTCTCCATTGCCTGGGTGAAGCTCCATAAATTGTTGAAGAACAGGGTTTGTAGATTGAACATGTAGAAAGCCATCCTTGAAGATGATTGGTTCTAAAATAGCGTTGCCATCCTGCTCATCTTCGAATGGGCTTTTTTGGTTGCGAGCGTATCTAAGGGCTCTGTTTGTTGTTCCGTCAAAATGTAACAAAGGGCTTCGGTGTGTGTGTCTTGAAGCCAACAAGAAGTTTAGTGGTGCTCTATCTTGCGTCAGCACGTATATTTTATCTTTCATTTGATTAGAATTTAAAAAAGGGGGAGTTGCCTCCCCCATTAATTAAGAAATATTAGTTCTTAAAGATAACGAAGTTGTTCGCTCCCATAACACAAAGCGCACGCTCTGATAAGAAGTGAACCTCCATTGCATCAAGATCAGAAGTTCTTACATCACCGGCAGAACCAGTCATCCAAGTTTTATATCTTCTGTCCTCAGACTCAGACGCACGATATCTTACGTGTAAGAACGGACGTTGAGCGTTTTTGCCAAGAATTTGGTCGTAAACAGTTGTAGAACCAGCAGGTACAAGAATACCGTTGATGTTTCCAGCTTTTACGCCTCCTCTCATAGTGGCATCGTTGAGGTATTTCCAGTCAGACTTGTAGAAGTCATATCCTCTGCGGAATCCTGTGAATCCGAGGTTCAATGCCATCTCTTCGTCGTTGTCGAAAAGACCGTAAGAAGTACCACCTACACCATAAGAGTTCTGAGCAGCAAGCATATCATCGATGTCGAAAGAGAACTGTCTGTTTAAGAACAATACGTTTTCTTCGATAGCACCTTGCTTATCAAGAACCTGAATGATAGAGTCAAAGTCAGAAAGAGTAGTTGGGTTACCACCACTCCAAACGTTTCCTCTATTTTCTACTGCGTGGAATAATCCTTCAGAACCACCTGTTTGTGCTAATGAAGATCCAGCAGGTAATGAAGAGTATGCAGTAGTATTAGGAGTTACAGCTGTTGTAGCACCAGAACCAGTTTCCATAGGAACAGCCTCAACCATAGCAGTCTCCAAGTAATCTTCGAAGCGAAGTCTTGTTTCGTGCTCTGATTTTAGATACCATAGGTAACCTGTAGCACCATTCTCAGTTGTAACCTCTACCCATCCGATTTGAGCCATGTCAGAACCGTTGACAGCATATCTGTCTTTTAGAATGATTGGCTTGTTTTCGAAGATGTTATCTTCAGCTTCAATAGAGCCATCCATTCCTGTGCTTCCTTTTCCAAACTCAGAACCATAGATGAATGCAGTTACTGTAGAACCGGTAGTGATTGAAGGAGTAGCAGCATAAGCAGCAACAGTAATCGTAGCCCCAGATACACCAGTTACAATAACTTTATCAGTTTTGCTAGAGCCAGCAGCCTCATCAGCAACAACAAGAGTTTGTCCAACTCTTACCGGAACAGATGAAGGAGAACCAGCTACAACAATGTCGAATCTTGCACTAGTTGTACCAGCACTAACAAAGTTGTTCGCAGTAGCACCTTCAAATTTAACGTGGAGACGACCCTGCTCCGCCCATTTGATAAGGTCAGAGTTAGTTGGCATCTCAGCACCTACCATTCTCATAAAAGAAGCAACGCTTCTGTTTCCATATCTCTCAAATTCCTTCTCATAAGTATCAGGTAGATACTGATCTAAGAATTTGAAATCGTTGATGTAGTTAGATGCCAAAGCAACTTTACTACCGTGTGGGGTTAATGCAACAGACCCCGCCTGTAATGAACCAGCCATATTTTACTTTTTAGGTTTTTTTGTTAATACTTTTTATCGTTAAGCCCCTGCTTCGACCTGAGTCTACAGCACGAACTTTGAATCCTCCGTCAGAAGTTACTTTTGGCGTTTGACGAACATCCATTTTGATGTTTTTCGCACGCTTTGCGTCACCTTCTATAGCCTCGGCTCGCCCTTGCTCATAAAAGAACTTGGCGAATTTATCAGGATTCATGGCTACTGATAGTGCTCTGTGATAACCCGCAGAATCTTTAATTAACCCATCATCACCTATAAACTTACCAATGAAGTTGTATACATCAGACTGAGCCTTTTGCAAATCCTTTGCGCTACCTGGAGAAAACGTGTAGGCCTTTTCATCAATGGTGAAATCAAAACCTTTGAAATCATCACCGAAAACCTCAGAAGTTTTCTTGCTAAACCACTCGGCTCGCCTTTCCGCTTCCTGTCTCTCGTTTTTGGCACTATTAAGATACTCTCTATAATCCTCTAAAGCTTTTTTATCCTCATCAGACAAAGATGCGCTTGACTCAAGCGGTGCCTTGTATTTTTCCCTTTGAGAATTAAAGTGTTTTTTGGCTTTAGCGAGTTCTTTTTTCCTTTCTATTTTTTTAGACTTAATCTCTCTTTCTTCCATAGAATCCTCGTCTGTATGAAATTTATCATACATCATGTCTTCGATGTCCGAGCGATCAAGACCTTCCTCTGTCTCTGAGTAGTAGTTGAATAATAAATCATCATCATCCATGTCGTCAGAAGATTTGTTTAATCTAACAAAATCATCCATTCCTCTACCTGTCTCCTGCTTGTACTTATAGTATGCCGCAACATCCTCAGGTAAATCTGGCGATTCACTTCTTTCAGCCACCAACTCATCAAAAGAGTCTATTTTTTTGCCATATCTTTCAGATATATATGAAAGAACATCTTCGTCACTAAGTGACTTTTCTTCTTTCGGTTGCTCTTCTTGTTGAACCTCCACCTCTTCTTTTACAACTTCAACAGTTTCTTCAACCGGTTTTTCTTCATTCAAAGATTGCTCATGCTTATCTAATAGCTCCTGCTCAATCTGTTGACTTGACTTTGCCTCCTCAGAGCCAAGGTCTCTTACTTTGATTTCCATAAATTAAATTTTACTCAAAATTACTACTTTCTTCCATATTGAAATTTTCTATCATATTCGGAAAGTTTAGTTTCATTTCTTTTTTATCCTCTTCAAAATTCATTGGAGGAAGATTGTTCTTTCTTTGATTAATAAGTTTTGACTGCTGAGTGTTCTGCTTGCTTATTCTAGCTTCTTTACCAGTCTCTTTCATTTTATCTCTGCTCTCAAGTTTAGATTCTTTAAGTTCAGCTAACTGATAGTCAAACTCAAATTGCTTTGCCATTAACATTGATCTTATCTCTGCTTCACGCATCGACTTCTCCATGTCTATTTGAGCCTTGAATTGCATTTCTCTAGCAGCCATTTGAGATTCAATTTGTTGTTTTTGCATTTCCATTTGCATAGCGGCCTGCTGTTTCTGCATTTCCATTTGAGACTTAAACTGCTGCTGCTTTTGAATGTTCTGTTGGTCTTTCTGAAGTTTTTTATTCTTCTTGACCTTTAAAAGCTGATTAGCAATTTTAGTGCTTTTCACCTCTCTTATATCAATCGCATCGTCAAG